GCTCGATATTCAGTGATTAACGGAAAAACACGGATATCAATTGCAACACGAAATAACGGTCAACAGATGTTACGTCATGTCCTTGTTAATAATATACGGCTCAAGGTGAATGGAACAAAGACCTATGCCATAGATAACCCTAAAGTTATTCAATTAGGTTTAGCTCCGAAGCAGCGTATAAACGCAGGAATAAAAGCTGGTGCTATGACCATGATTATTTCAGCCGCTATAAACACTAATGATCTGATTTTTAATGACGATTACGATTTTTATGATTGGTTTGGGAATATAGGGACTGATTTCATTAAAACCGCCGTAGTACTTTATGGTACAGAGATTATTATCGGGGCAATTATTGGGTCGTGGGGAGTTATAGCTATTTTAGCAATAGCCGTTATATCTATTGGTTTAAGTATTGTTGTTGATAAATTATTCGAAGTTAAAAACGTATCAGGAGAGTTAACAAATGCACCCAGAAAATTGCAATCATAACGATAAATATGTATCTAACAAATTAAAAATACAAAACTTTTTAATCTGCATTTTTTTTACTGCGGTATCTTTTTGGTTGTTATCTTCTTGGTTGGAAACATTGAAAGCAGCTTATAACTCATCACCTGTTGTTAAGTTATCAATCGGTGATGCTTTAGGTGGTTTCATGATTATAGGCTTAATTATTTATTTATGGTCAGGTTTTTTCACCGTAATGAAAACAGGGGTACAAGTTAAATTCTCTTGGTCAAAAAGAAAAATAAAGGTACAAAACGGCATAATGTTATTTTTCTTTATAGTCAGTTTTATTGTGACTGCTCTCACATACTTCATTGTTAATGAGCGACTTTTATCTGAGGGTTACTCGGTCAAAACTAAGTACACAAATATGGGTATCTATAAGACCTATACAAAGAATGAGAATTAATACAAATAGTCACTTATATCGCCTAGATTGGGTGATTTTTTATTCATTATGATCTTTAGTTATGGTGTTTCTAATGTTGGTTGGCCTTATCGTTACTGTTTTTTTTACAATTGTTTTAAATATTTTCCTTAAAAAACATCGCAATAAAAAGCTTTATAACACGTTTGAAAATTGGAATTGGTGGTTAACTGTCTCTGATTTGGAATTCATCCCATTTTTTTATGGGAAAGTAATAAAAAAAACGGATGATTATCAATTTGCTATTGTTGGTTGTTTAGAGCGTAATTGTTTAGATGATTGCTCATTGAATAAATTAGAAATCAAATTTGGACCATTACCTAGTTTAATACTTTGTAAATGCATCATTGTTGATGCTTCTGGAGTATCATTCAGTGATATCGAAGATGCGGATAAAATTAAAAACATTTATCATAAAATTCCAAGTGAACATTCAAAATGTGTGAATATTATTATACAAGACGGCGATATCATCATTCTGGAAGATAATAAAGATATTGAGAATTTCGGAAAGTTATGGCGATCTACTGACCTGAAACAAGTGAAAAACGACGATGAAAATAAATTTAAAAATTATTTCATTAATTGACGTGATTATATGTAATTCGCATACATAAATTTGATGTTAAAAGACTTCCCATCGAGGCGGTCTTCATCACACTAGAGGACGAAATATATTAAGATAGAACAAGGAAAGACCTTTTAATTAAATTAGTTATCCGTCAACAGAAGGTAAATTTTAATGAACATATCAAATAAAGCTGCAGACTCCTTACGTATGGTTTGGTTGTACCCTAACTCTGCTTTGAATAAGAAAATAGATGTATCTTTATATAAAGAATTATCAGAAGAAATACCTGATGATATATTACAAATTACAGAAATCATTCCCGAAAAAGACTTAGAAAAAGTACATAATGCGTTTTCTCCCTATATGGATAATTCTGACATTACTCCTTTCCTTGTGAATTATGGAAATGTAGTAACATGTATAGGAATAGGGGAACATAATGATGGTTTCATATACTGCTACGATGCTGATTTTGGATGTTTTCTTTTAGAGCAAAATATCGAATTTTTCTTATATAAACTTGTAGATGTTTAATTATAAGAAAATGATACTGTTCACTTCTTAATTATATAGTAAACACACACGCCTACTTAAAGAAAATTGCATAATATGGCAATGTCGAAATTAAGCAATATTAAAATATTGTACTATTCTGAATACGCATAAATAAAGAGCAATATAAAGATAAACGTTACGCATAACGCACTGCCCTTCACCACCAAAAATGGTCTAAATTACCAACCTCGGTGATGCTGGCTAAGAGAGCCTGAAAATTTTATTTCCCGAGAGTCGCACTCATTTGAGGTTTCTGTGCGTACAGAACAACCTAACCAGTAAGTTATAAAACCACCATGTAATCATACCTAACCGATTGTTATATTTAGTTTATATTGAAAAACCACAAGCCAACAAAATAAATCGCCATCATTATGCCAACATTCAAACGCTCCATCTGGATAGACAGTAATAGATTCTAACTTCATTGTATTAATAAAATCTGGAGCTGTTAATTCATCTTGCCCCCCATCAACCAATTCTCATTTTTCATCTACTTAAAAAATAGACCTATAAAAGTTAATTAGTAGACAGCTTCCATTGAAACATAAGACTCAGCTAAGAGGGAGACACATACCACATTAATAACGAAAGCTAATGAATAATCAAAATACTACTTGTTATGCTTTTTCCATAGCAATCCGCCATACAATACAGCAGGAAATGTTAAAACAAGATCCCACGCAAAATACCAAATAGGTAGATAGTCAGAATCAGAGCAAAGTATGGTTATTACAACATCAGGAACACCGACTAATACGGCATTAAATAACTTATTTTTTGGTGCATTTTTAGCTGATATATACCCACCAAGAACATCACAGAGTATTCCAATAACAAAAAATGCCCATAGAGGCAGTTGGGCTCCTCCAAGAAAAATTCGCACAGTAAGAGGAATAAAAATTGATGCTACTATATTTGCCAGCAGCCCAAGGCCAACGGCCCAAAAGTCAACTTTTTTTAACATCCAAACTCCAAGGAAACATAATATTTGTATAATGTGCAGGCTTATTAATCAGGTCAATCATAGACATGTCAATGAATTCGACTTATCAAACTTAGTCCCGATATCTGTATATAAAAAGCCATCATTACTAGCCATAAACTTAAAAAATAAATAATTAAGAGTAAATTATTACGTTTTCATACTCATATTTATTCGTAAGTTAATTATTAGGTATTAGGATATAGCAAAAAATTTATGGGCAATAATTTGCCTAACAATAATCTTATTAACAGATGACAAGCATCAACATGATAATATTTCAAGTGAAATATGAAAGTAAGTGATTCTGTCGCAAAGTTATCAACGTTTGAGGTGCCAAGTTTATGTCCTATATGATAACCGTTATCTATTTACATTTAACTAATATCAACTTCGATAATAAAACACTACAGCACCCCATATCTCATAAATGCAGTCCCCACCAAATACCCTCTTTCCCAAACCATCTTCAACAAAGTACTCGCCCACGAACTCGACAAATCACAACGCTCGGCAATCTGCTCTGCTGTTACCTTTTCACCAGGCATAATCGACTGCAACAATCTCTGAATCTAAGAGTTTCATACACACTTAGTTACATTATTTTACTTCTAATATCTTCTACTCCCCCCTACTATGCGCATCGAGTTTCATATCAATTAAACTGGAAAATAATCATGAAAAAGCGTTTCTTATGTCTTTGTATGCTTGCAATTACAAGCACTGCTTATGCTAGCGATCTAGAACAACATATTAATCAAAATAGCCAGATCGCAACACACGAAAAAACTAATATTGGTGTGAATGCTAAGTACTGGGGCATGGCAAAAGAAATAAAGGGCTTCAATAGTACTGCTTGGGGCTGGAACACCGTTATTCCACGCGATGGCTCTGAAGCCACAGCATTCGGTTTAAAAACATATGCTGGAGGTTGGGCTTCAACAGCTTTTGGTCAAATGACTCGTGCTGTAGGTAAAGCTTCGACAGCATGGGGTGATGGAACCGATGCCAATGGTGATTGGTCTACTGCATTTGGTAGTGGCACTGCGGCTAATGGCGAAGCATCTACTGCATTCGGCTATCAAACAATAGCAAATGGGCGTTCATCAACAGCTATTGGCTCAAGCATTACTGTAGATGGATACAATTCTGTTGGTATCGGTTTACGCGATTATAACGGCCCATTTCGACCAGAAGCTCCAATCCTTCACGAGAGCAACACTTTCGCAGTAATGGGCGGAACAGTTAAAATCTGTGACGAAAATGCTGTATGTATTGATGATTTACAGCAAAAAATCGCAGAACAAGATCAGTTAATCGTAGAATTGACAGAAAATGTTAATTTTTTGATGTCACAACGGAATTAATCCTGAGCTGATATCATTCCTTACTAACCGCCATTTTTGGCGGTTTTTTGCTTTATCTATATCCATATAAAATTATTTAACCTCCTCTTTTAATCCACTTCCCAAACTAAATAAAAGTCTTAATTAACGACTATTTGAAATAATTATTTTACTCAATTTAATTAGGCCAACTTTCTAAGCATTATATTGACGATTAAACCGATCTATTACTGTTTTCATCTGACGTTCAATGTTCTTCAAACGTAAATCTTTATCTTTAGATGGGATGTTGAGGGCATAAATAGCATTACGACGTTTACGTAACGCTTTAAGCTGATTTTCAGTTACCTTCAGCATAGGAAGTAATCGCAGTTTTTTACCGTAAGTGCCTAAAAAGTTCTTACGCTTAGTGCCAAACGTTACCTTAGATTCATCTCTTATCTGCAGTAATTCATCACGGCGCTCATAAAACTTACTTTGATCTGCATATGGCATTACTCGACCGGATATACGACTTAAAAAAGCGACCTGACTATCTTCAACATTATCGTTCGTCACTTTATCAACTAATCCAGGAACCTTTACACTTGTAAACCGAAATGCAGCACCGCCCATATAGCCAACAATATACTGCATTGCATCTGGACTAAAATCTAATACCCCAGATCGATATGTACTACCGCCTGAGACTTGATTCAACCATTTTGCGAAGTCTTTATAGTGATCGGATGTACCCCGTTTACTTGTAGAACTATTAGGCTGAGGTGTACCAAATGGCATATTCTCTTTATAAATCTGACCACCAAAAAAGTTTTCATTTAATCCAAGCTCAGCAAAAGGCTTACCTATAGTTGGTAAAGCATTTTTAAGAACAGCTCCCGTTATAGTATGAGATTCACTCATACCTATAGGTGAAAAAGCGCCAAGTGCAGCCATGACTAAGTCTCCTGCAGCCTTTACAGGAGTGACACTGTCACTATTCATGACAGATTCAACGCTTGAACCCAAGACTGAAAATACGTTGTATCCATAAGGCATTGGAATTGACCAGTAAGAACCATCTTGCTTTCCCCCGACTAATGATTTCATGATCACAAAATTACGTTCTTTAACGTAATCAGGTACTTTGTCATACCAATTCTCGCCATCATCATCGTCACCAGCCGCATTTCTATTGGCAAACGCCAAGGCGAATGAACCAGCCACAATACCAGTAGCCAACTTTTGCGCCTTGTTCATATTTTTCCATTTCAACTTACCATCGCCATTCAAATCAGCCATAGTACGCACAAAATTTACAGTGCCTTGAATAGAAGCATTCGCAAACATATACATTGCATTTAAGGTAGTACCTACTTCACCTCGACGATTAAAATTAACGGTCATGTTCTTTGCTAATGATGCTGACTTCTTACGACTAATCCCCGCTTTACGGGCGTTCACATAAGCAGATAACCGCACAGCATTTTCAACAGCGCTATTAACGTTTTCAACGAAACCAGCAACAGCATCAAACGCTTTATATGCCTTACCTTTTGTTGAACCACTGGCCACAGCAACCATGCGTTCAATATCTTTAGCTTGGCCGTCGACATCCTTCATATCAAACCAACCGGTTTTACCTCCATCTTCCATAAATTCATTAAAATAATTCTGCCATTCACGCCCACTAGGCGTTTTAGAGGACTTATCATTCAATGAAGCATATACCGCAGGCATTGCATGCTTAATATCAACTATCACCTGCTTAGCAATATTCTTACCTTTGATCTTACCGTCATCGCGTGTTTGCTCTGCAGATAGATTTAAGAACGCAGTTTGAATATCACGCGCAAAGTTCCCTACAACAAATTCAGGGTTGTAGCTGGTATTTACTGAAGCAAGAAATCGATTAAACGTAGCCATAGCTCGAATAATGCCATTACTATTGTCTGGCCCGATATTCTTCATTGCTTTCATCAATCGTTTATCATGCAATTTTATGTAATAGACCTTGCCATCTTTCTTTGTTGGAAAGTAGTAATCCGGCATCATGGACATAGGTACAGGACGATCCTCAACAATCTTTTCCTTTTGACCCGTTTTTGAGTTCTTACGCTCAATAATTTGTGGCGATGTGTCTGGTTTATCACTGCTAAAAACCTGCCAGTAATCATCAGAAGGATTATCTTTCACTAACTTAAGCAGTGCATTTCCCACTTCGTTTTTACGGGCTCGGATAAGTTTTTCTGTTAAATCAGAGATAGCATGGCTGCTTGGTGATTCAGCTATGGATTTTCGCCCCATGGCATTTTTAGCTTCTTTACCACCAATACTAAAACCTTTACCTGTGCGTGGTAATGATGACTCATCTTTTGCTATCCCCTTTAAGGGCACATAGTGTTTGTAGTGAGATTGCCAGCTATCAATCACCGCATCTGATTCCAAACCACTATCACGTAACACATCACGCTGACGTGCTATCATCGCATCCACAATATGTGCTAATTCATCATAGTGTTTTTGCTTACTGCTATTTCTAATTTCATCAAGTTTACTTTGAGCATCAGCATTGCTCATACCCGAGCCACCGTCAGGAAACTTAGCATTAATTGATGCAATATAAGCATTACGCTCTTGGGCATGACGAGCTATCAGGTATTCATCAAGCTTTGTCTGGCTTATATCATATTGAGCCATTTTATTGGCTAATGGCTTCACAAAAGCATCTTTCATGATCCGCAAATCATTTTCAGCCTTCCCGTGAAAGAGTTCTTCTGCAAGGTAAGTATCACTATCCTCTGTAATTTTACCGTCAGCTTTTACAATATTGCGTTGTAACTCTTTGAGGACTTGAAACTTATCCGCTAAATTACGGACGATAGTTGATTTGATGTTTTCAGTGGGGATATCAAAGCCACCAGCAGCAACATCAGAAGCTGGTCCTTTTATATGCGATCGTGCTTTTTCTACAGCATCAAGAAATGCTGATGATGATTGATTATTTGTGAAAACCGTGCGGCTGAACTTCGTGCGTGATATGTGCCCATTACTATCATTACCTGGTGGTGAACTATCTGGTCCCCATTCATTTACCGACTTAATTCGGTCTGTTAATGTTTGTACAATATTATGCAATTCAGCTTTAGTTATATCAGATGCTGACATTAGACCGACTTTACGTAATGCGGTAGCAATCACCGCCATGACTCTGTCATACCACTGTTGGGACTTATTACGTTCATTCTCCGCTACATGTGCCAACACTTCTTCGACAAAGTTATTTAAGTTTTCTCTGCTATAGCTTTGCTCTAGTTCTGCAACCATTGATTTTAAATGCTTAGAGCCGAGACCTGAATATACTGTTTTCAGGATACGTCCATACTCCGTGTCACCAACAACAGCACGTAAGCCGTGATGAACTAAAATTTCGTGACGCAACTTTTGACGGAGATCTTTGGTGCTTGCAATGTTATCTGCCACTACAACAACTGATGCAGTAACTTCATCATCAAATGCATTCACCTTATAATCGTTAAATGAAGTACCTAATATCTGCTCAGCCTCTGCTTGAGTTTTGACTACATTTACTGAAACACCAGCACCGCCATTGTACTGGCGTAACCATGATTTAACGGCCAACTCAGCTTGCTTTAAGGGTATTCCCTTCGTTGTAGTATTTGAACTGCTTAACGCCTGCTGTGAATACAGCATCGAACGATGGTCATCAGTAGATGTTATTTTTGATTTAGGTTCTCTTCTTTGCTCATGCTTTGGTTTTTTAACATCATCGGTTCCGACTCTGTCACTATTAATTCTTGTTGATTCTGATTCTTTTGACGAAGGTGTTTCCCTTTCTCTAGCCCGTTCTTCAACGCTTGTAGGATCCTTTCTTTTGGAAGTTGATTGAGTGTCTTCCATGCTGTTGAGTTTTTGTTTATCGGCATAATCAAGCTCTCCTAAACGTGATATTAAGTCTGCAGTCGTAATTTGGCCGGTCTCATAACGATATATTAATGACTCTGTTTCTATGGGATTAGCTATCGTTGCTTGTTTAATCGAATTATCTAGTACAGCTTCAACCGTCTCATTATATTCTCTCTCAATATTGACAGAATTGTCAGGTTCCACCTTTTTAGGTAGCCCCAACTCATTATGAGTTTTCTCTAACTGTTTCTTTTGCCTCAAAGCTCGAGCTTCACGGCGACTATCTCGCTCGCCATGACGAGCTTCAATTCCACCAGCTTGTTCAATACGCCCTGTTTCAATAACATCCATTGCCTCATTAACAATTTCAGCCTGTCGATCCCCTAAGCGGTTACCTTGCAAGGCCTTACTTATTGCCGTTTTAACACGTTCAGCACCATACTCACGGACCAATTCATTAAAAGCCGAACCGTGATCGGTTTCCGTTAACATATCTGATTGACTGCTAAAATGACGCTCATTGTTATTTACCTCTCCGTCAACAAGATCAAGCACTGCATTAGCGTCTAACTTACTGCCATCACGCGCTCTATATCCATGTTCATTCAGCACTTCAGCTAACTCATCAAAAGTACGTCCCTTTGTGGCAGGAAACAGCTTATTACGTTTGAAAGCTGCAGAATCAATACCATCAGCTTGTGCCGATGTACGACTTACACCTCCTAGTTTGGTGATTGCGTCTGATATTGAATCAACCTGTACATTGACACTTTTACTATTACCTAATGAGATTGCTTCATCAGCAATAGAGACTAAGCGACTGCGATATTCAGGACGAGTGAAACGCCCAGAACCTTTCAGTGGCTGTAAAGCTAATGGGATTTTTGCATTACGCCGATTGGCCAAATACTTTAATTGACGTAATTTATTCTTAGGGATCCCTCCTTCAAATTGAGGCTCACCAACTGGTTTATCATAAATAGTTGGATCCTGTGTTGTCCGCTTATCATGACCATAAATAACATCAGGCCGAGAGTCAGAAACAACTAAATCAGTTTTGGTAGCTGCCGGCAAAGACTCATCAATACTGGCAGCCTTTTCACTCAATTTTACTGGTTGACGTAAATATGCAGGGATATCTAAATCATTTTGTGTATCGACTTCATTGAAGATACTTGCGGCCAGCTCCGGATTTATATCAGGATTCACATCACTGTCAGGCGTAGATTCCACTACATTCTCATTTTCTAATTCTGATGCCGTTTTATTGATATCTGCTTCTTGTTGCCGCATTTGAGACGATGTATTTTCAAAGTCATTAGGATAAATTTTGTTATGTTGTTCTAGTACTGAATCCTCACTAATAGAGGCATCAACTGCATTTGAATCAATCGGCGCTTCAGATACAGGACTATCATCAACAGATATTTCTGTTATCGGATCTACCTGCGACTTACTTCGAAAACCACCAATAGACCCCATACTTCCCCCCATGGCAGCTCCCATTAAGCCACCACTTACCGCTGCTTCTGCAACACCTTGGTTAGGATCAATATTCGAGCCTTGGTACTCGTTAGATACTTCGTTATTTACACGCTGCTGCGTTCCTTCTTGGATAGCTTCCATTGGAGCTTCACGTGCAATACCTTTTGCTATACCCGCTGCAGTTCCACGAACACCACCACCATGTTTAAATCCTTTAAGCATCGCATTAGCTAATGGTATATCACCTACCATTGTCGCAGCAGCACTTGCTGCAACATTACGAACATCGGTCATTGCAGCGCGAGATGCCTGATTACTCACAAATTCTTTAGCAAGACCAAACTTCTCACCGTCAGATAAATGTACGTACTTAGGATCACTATCAATGTCTATAAATGCATCTTGGTAATGTTGTGATTCCATCAATTGACGATGCTCTGCATCTATCACACCATTACTAGACTCTACGCCTTGAGTACCTAAATCAGTACTCATCCCAACTCCAACCGCTGGTGCTTTCATTAGCATATTAAGTGCAATAGGTGCAGCTTTAGACGCTAACGTTGCACTTGCCCCAGAGCGAATCATTGCATTAGTGATATTAGGCAATAATGCACTCGCTGATACACCTCCTGTCGAAAATGCAGTTGCAATAGTTGGCAACATATAACCCATCGATTTACTAAATTGGATCCCCCACACAGCAGGATCAGTTGATACTCTCCAGTTATCTCCTTCTCGCCATGCAAGTGGCTCACTCGCAGCAGCTTTTGCATCATCGCTTAAGCTGTCTTCTACAGTATTTGCAGCTGAAGCTAATACGTTTTTTATATAAGGTGTAGTTGCCATTGCGGCTCTAACTACAGGTATGTCTTGTGCAGCAGAGGCAACGCTAGATATCCATCCATCATTAGCGTTTACCTTGTCATTTAACACATTCAACACCTGCCCTTGTGCTTCAGATGCCCCCTCTAAAGAGCGCAAGCCTCCACTCACAAAAGATTTTGCGCCATCGAATAAACTTACTTCATGATTTTTCACATCACGAGGCTGAAAATTAGCTAACGAAAAACCCTCAGGTAACTCATAGTCTCCACCAGTATTTGTCATATCCGTTTGCGCTTGAACAGTCGCTTTAGGATCAATATCGTTGCCTAATAATCTTTCGCTCATGTAAACCTCATAAAAATGGCATAAAAAAACCACCGCGCCTTTCGGTGCAGTGGTTCAGGTGTAGTTTTCCATAATGTAGTCAGTATGCGCTAAGTTTTGGCCAGCAACGAGATACTGTCATCAATGATGAATTAGGTTGTTACCGATTTCTGTAATCCTTAAGTTGGATAGCTCCAATCACTAATTTTGACATCGAGCAAACCCAAAACAATATTATTGTACCGATTGGTAATACCGCATCCGTAATGATTCAGCATCAGTGGCAAACTGTTCTTGTTTTTTATTATTTATTAACGAGGTATACGCTGCATCAAGCACTTCTGGTGTAGCCTTTGATAGATCTTCGCCACGTTTAGCTAACGCATCAATAAATGCTAATTTTTGACTATCTGTTGCCCATGTTTTATAAGCAGGCTGAGAAGCAGAAATTTGAGTGTTTTGACCATCATTCCCCTGCTTATTATAAAGCGCATCAACCTGCTCTAATCGTGTTTTTACTTGTTCATCAAGACTATCCATTTGCTGCTGAAGTTCAGGTGTCATCATTCCACCAGCACTCTCTATTAACTTAGCTTTAGCATTTTCACTATTGCTATAAACATCATTCACAGCCTTACGGTATTCTTTTTGAAATTCAATTGATACTTTACTGTCCTGAGGCTTAAACAACTTATTATAATACTGAGAGGATGATACTTTACGTGCCATATTCATCTGCCCCGTTAAATCCTTCATTGCAGATTCAAGTGGGATCACCATTACAGCATCTTTTTTATCAGTAGAACGATTTTGAGTAACAGGTCGAATCCCTCCAGAACTCCCATCCTCATAGAATACTTCCATGCCAAGTACCAAACCCGGTTGATCGCCTTCTCGATTTGGATCAATATCAGCTTGTTGAGTAACTCGAGCAAGTTTAGTTGAAGCAATAACTTTCCCTGACGCATCTTTAGTACCTACAGCGGCATTCAAATTCGGTCGATAGATAACATCTAAATCATCCACCAAATTATCAGCACTCAGCTCACCAGAGAGTACTTTGGGCATATTAGTTTCGATATTTTTAAATGATGTTAATAATTGGGGTGTATAACGACGAATATCGTATGCTCCACCTTTTACATTGGGATCATCAAAAATTTCATCAAGTTCACCCGTCTTCTGAAACTTCTGCCAACCGGCATCCAATAGCACCGAGTTATCACTAAGAAATTGCTGACGCTTCAGCTGTGAAGTACGAGTATTGTTATATTCAAGACGAGATTGATCTGCAGCATCGCTACGGTTTTCTATTCTCTGTTGTCGTGCCAATTGATCTTTGTAACGGTGTTCATCTTTTACTTGTGCCGCCTGATAACGTTCTTCATTTGTTAAATCAAGTCGACTCTGTCGTTCCACACTATCTGTATATCGGCGTTTATTTTCAGCTCTATCTTCATCAGCTTGACGTAAACTACGTTGTCTATCTTCTTTTCTATCTTGGCGATCATAACGTCGTTCCATTAAATCAAAACCACGTAATGCCCCATCCATAAACCCACGTGTATCTAAACTCATAGGCATACCTTAATTAAAATAATTCACCAATAATCAAACCACCCACAGCACCTATGGCAGTGCCAATACCAGGCATAATAGAAGTACCTATTGCAGCACCAGTTCCAATAGCTCCCATCGTTTGTGTTCGTTTAGCTGTTTTGAGTTGTTTATTTGTACTTTCCAGATGTTCTTCGCGATCGGCGGCACTACGCAAACCTGACATTGCTTGCTTACGCGTATCATTACCTAAAGATAAAATACTGTATGACATTACATCCCTCCGCCTACATTCATTTTTTGACGCAATCCCATATTTGCACCAGACAGAATCGACATTGACCTTTCTTCTGCATGTTTACGCACAGCATTCTTTGTTCCTGCTATCCCAAGAGCCTGCCGAGCATCACCACTCGTATTTTGTTCCGCTGTGACACCAAACCTTGCCATCCTATTAGCGTTTGACTGAGTAGACGCTCGTAATGAGCCTCGTAAATTCTCATCAACACGAGAAAGTTGCTCTGATGCAAGTTGGCCTGTTGATGCCTTTTCCAATAGCTCTTTTTGCTTCGGATAAAATCGCTGCTCCCAATCTTCATACATCTTTCGAGTTAAATCTGCATAGGTATCTGCTGCTATCCCCATCATTTACTCCTTAAGAAAGCATGGTGCCAAATGAGTTAGTTTCATGATCATAGGTAGGCCGTGATTTCATCGTTGATATGCCATCCATACTGGAGCCTGATGACATAGAACCGACCCCCCGCAAACCAGCAGAGACTCTAGCACCAGCAACTGTACCGATTAATTGATTATTTGCAGATCGTCTATTGAATGCGTTTTGAGCGTCAAACGCTGCTTTACGCATACTTGAGGTAGCAATATTGCCCATGCTGGCTAATGACTCTGATTTTTGCCCCGCGCCAATAGCAGTAACATCCTGTAAACCTGCCATATGCTTATCTTGCTCTGCTGTTTGAGCACGATTAACCGTATCAGCTTGTTCTATTGCTTGCTCAGTCGATATATCAGCCATCGCTTGCTGATATTTACTACTACTTGGATCAATACCAGAAGCCGTTAATTGTTTATCTGCTACACTGCGAGAATCACTAAAACTCTTGGCATAAGCTAAGTCAGTATCTTGTTTAGTTTTAGCCATATTTTGTGATGAGTTATAATTATCAACACGTTGAATAAAGTTGTCTTCAAAACCTTTTAAATCGTTTTGATAAACGCTCCATTGACGATTAGCGACCTCTGCTGCTGATTTTTGTGCTGTTGTCTCTTGTACTTTATTTTTGCCTCCACCACCCATATCAACTCCTATAATGGTTTGATAAAACGCATAATTCTATCGTTATTGGTTAATTGCCAGTGTTGTTGTTTAAGCAAAGGAACCAGACCTTTAACAACGGTATATAACTCTAATCCTGTTGCGCCAATTTCACGAGACAACTGCTCAATAGATGCCTGATAACGTTCAATCGCATTGCCACCCCAGTCAAAGGCAAACATCACATTCACTGTCACTACACCATTTTCAGACAACGGCTGCAGTACAAAAAAACCATCTTCTCCAATAAATAAAAAGGCCCTATCAAAAGATAGAGCCTTATCTATTTCATCACTGAATGTGTGAGAATTACGCTTTTCAGTCGCTTGAATGATCAGTAGTAGTTTCTCTCGATAATCTTTCCAGACTGCTTTAATGAATATCAATAAACACCTATGCTGATATTGTCTGACTTTTAAATAATTCAATGTGCAACTTTTGTTGAGATATACTCCATTCAGCCCTTGATGTGGATCCAGACGTCCAACACGCTATTTCAACTACGACTGTTTGCTTTCTTGATGAGGCAGGGATTGGCACTAGTGCATCAATATAGACGTGCTTGGTGTTCCCTTCATGTCTAATATCTACAGGATAGGACTGACCATTACAACGTGCATAGCACACCCTATGTACCCTCCACACGTAACACGTAACTGTTGGGATTACTAACGTTCTAATAATATCCGCAGGCTCTATAGTAATTGAGAATACTCGCTTAAAACTTTTGCTTGTTGAAGGTGTCGCTGAGAACTTTCCATTGTATGCTTTATTCACAATATACCGCTTAAATATATCCCCTTCGATCTGGTTTACAGTGAGTTTTCCTAAAATCTGGCAATCTTTGTGTATCTTTATGTTTCTCAGTTCACCTTTGTTGGCATATAAACGATCTGTTTGTAGCGTTCCATTTGAACTAATATTAGTGTGGTAACCAGAATATGGGCCACCTGAACCAAACCCTGCCCACCCACCAGTCACCTGCCCACCGTTAATAACTGGAGAGTTAATGCTAATGCCAGCTTTAACCCTATCAGCAACAATAGTCTGTGCATTTAATATTTGAATAGTTGCCTTTTCAATAAAAGCCTTAGGTATTATTACCTTACCTTTATCGATAGCAAAAATAGGCTGGATTTTTTTATTGGGAATATTAGGGTCAAAGACAAAAAATTGAGAAGCAGAAATAGCAACTTGGCTCGTGCCATCAGATTTAGCTAAAAGACCAATACCCGCTTTAATATCGCCGGCTTTCGCCTTGGTATTCCACATTGCTTTGTGTGCAATCGAGCCATTCTGATTAAGAGAACTGATAGATTGGCTATTTTGCTGAACAGTCGCAGCAACATTATTAAGACTCGATCGAACCGTATCAACCTTTTTAGAGACCACTCTGTCACGTTCAACCGTTACATTATTAAGCGCAGTAATTGCACCAGCTAATGCGTTATCTCCTTTTTTATAAGCCGCTTCAATTTTCAAGATATCACTAGCTAATGCATTATCTTTGTTTGTTAAAATCTTTTGAACGCGAGTAATATCACCTTTAGCCACAGTTAGGATTTTTTTATCATCAGATTTCCATTGTGCGGCTAAACCATCAATACGTTTTGCCAATGCACTATCCGAATTTAAAACAGTTGTTTTTAAGCGACCTATGCTTGCATTTATTAAATTATCTGCATCAACTAATTCTTTCTTTGCTAATTCAATCGCAGTATTAGCCGCTTTATCTCCTTCAGATATATCCTTTTCCAATTCTTGAATTAGATCAGATTTTTTCATCTGTTCGCCAATATCATCAATAATGTCACTAATATTAGGACTGGTAGAAACCTTTACCCCGTCAACATTATTATATGGCCCTGCAATATTATTAATATTAACGAACCGACACCAGTAATAGTATGTAGAGCCAGGATTGACAATATCACCAAACACCGTCGCTGGCGTTGTCGCAATAAGTACTGCTTGTTCTAAGTACGGAACTGAGCCATCGGCATTAGGTGCTGCTCGCCACAGCTCAGCAAAAGAAAAGCCATAAAAGGTTGGATTTTCCCATTCCAACATAATGGCACCAAACCCACCCAAAGCAGCAAAACCAACAGGAGAATGAGGCCGTTGTATTGGCTTACCATCAGGAATTACGGGTGGTTTCGGCCTAGGGATTACAGCTCCGTTACTATTCCTAGTAACATTAATTAAGCCCAAACTAGCAAGTTCACGCATCGTGATTGCGCGATCTAATCCATTACCTCGTTGCCCAGTTAATAACTCAATGTTTTCTTGTATTGCCGCGCTATCACGCCCACCACGAAAACCTGACTTTATATTATTCTTTGGGGAAACCATTACATTAGCTCCTGCATAGAACTAGCCACCATCAAGCGTTCAACTTCAGCACGACCACTGACTTCAATTTGCCAATTTGTTGCGCGAATAGCCGGTAACCGAAAACCGTTATGAGGAACCTCACCTTTATTTAAAGAATATACCAACTGACCATCACCAAAAATCTTCAAGGACAGCTGGTTAATTTCAGTTGATACCACACGGGCGCATGACATTAATGAATCCACGGGTAATTGGAAAACTTTACTGCGCCACTGTCCTGATAAGTAGCTGCCACCTCCTTGCCAAAAGCACATTTCATTACCTTGAACTATCACCAGTTGATCTCGTTCTAAATCTTCATAAGCACAATCCCAACGATTTGATAGTTCACGAAAGTCTTGAGATACAGGATCGAAGATAAAGCCACCACCCTCATACAAAGCAATATACATCCCTTCAGAAGCCCATGCTTTTATCGTATGAGGTATCTTGGTTTGCCATTGTCTTCGCGTCATTAGCTGATCTGTAATCGTTATTGCGCCATCAGAGCCAATGGCAATAAGCCCATCAGGAGATGCATAAATTACCGTACCATTAACGACAACTATTGACTCTTTACTCACACAAGCCTGTTCACTGCCTATTTTGGTACCATTAATCGCACTGGGTGTCACGCCACCAAATATATACGGATATCCTTTAGTAACAACCACTAAGCTCGTACCAATAGCTGCAACACCCACTATCTGATGCTCTGTTGTTCCTCGATATTGTTTAGGCCAGACGTAAGGTAAAAAGGCTTCCGAGAACATAACTTCATTACCAGCAAAGCCCGCACAAATTCCGTTGGCCATCACGCAAAGCCCACGCATTTTTTCATCCGGAACATCATAATCCCACGTTTCAACAATCGGAGCATTCAGTGTTTTAGCGCTATCAGCATATTCTACCTGTGCAATTGGAAGTTCAGCCACAAGCATATACTCAGCCCCCACACTACTTATAACCGTCCTATATAAGCGAGTATGTGTGATGTTGTTTGTATTAGTGTTCAAGCGAGATAGACCGACATAAACAGTAGAACCTGGCTTTTCTACTAATAACTCAGTACTCGGTTTTGATGGTGCACCTTCCTCCCCAAAACGTGTCACGAACGTTTGAATATAGAATCGCGTTTCATCATCAAAGATGTCAGGCTGTCCTTCTTCAGGCTCACTGCCCGTTGAACTATCTATCCGGTTGATTACAGGTGCAGAACTTGGTGCAGGCACGCCTAAGTCATAGCTAGCAGCTGGACTTACAACACCAATCGCAATATCTTGAGCTGTTACCTTTGGTTTGTTTTCTCCCGAGAAATACACACGTTGCCATTTATCTTGAGCCATTGGATTATGAATAGCTTCTATTCGTTTATTCCATACAAACCAATGGTCATCGGTATATTTAAATAATGTTTTTGCCTCAATAGGCAATGTCGCTATCGCCAAATCATTAAATAGCGGACGAATAATGCCATTTTCAAAACAACAGTCTTTAGCAATCACAGCGGCTTCATTCGGTAGTAAATGCGGTTTCAATCGTGGCACTTCTCCACGCATAAGAGGGATATCTATTAGCATGAAAATCCATTAATCCGCGATAAAAACAGGCCGAAAACCAACATTGCCATACTTAGATGTACGATGGTATTGGAGATTAAGTGCAGCCAAGCCACCGCGAGAACCACTTTGCCAAGTGCCACCTTTAAAAGGAATTCGTTCTCCAGTTATGTTATAAAAAAGTCCACCTTTAAGTTTTTTTGTCGCTTCCGTACTTTCAATCAACATCTGCTTAAGTATTTCACTTGTTCCTGTGAATTTATAATTTTCCCATTTATTACCACTTGGTCCTAAAAGGCCAATATCGGTGACTTCCCATTCAGACTCGGGTTGACCAGAGTAACTTGAAATATGAAATTTATTATTCACAAGCTTAAATCCGTCAATCCATTCCCATAGATTACCGTTCAAATCACTGATCCCAAATGGCGTGTTATCATGCCGCCATGAATTAGGCCCTGAACCGCAAGATCCAAGTGCAGCTTTATTACGCGTATTAGGTATATCTCCATCAACTCTCTTACAAAACTCAATTCTTTTTGCATGAGATCGACCATATTGTGTATTGCCATTAGGCTGAAAATCATTCGCTAAACACCAAAGCGCGATCGCTGACCATTCCATAGCTGTCATCATGTGCCAGCCATTACCCATAGCTACACACTTGGCTTTCGCATCATCGTAGTTAATGGTATGCCATGGCTCAACATCACTTTGCACAATCACATTGTTTGATTTATTCGAAGCAGTAAAAGCCCCAACCCAAATTTCAGGGATAATAGATCCATCTTGTCGTAAAAAAGCAGGATGAACACCAGTACCTATTTGACCTGACATATTTACCTCGTCAAAAGTAAAGCAAGGAATAGACACCATCGTGTTAAAATTACCATTAGCATCCATGAGCTGTTTCATACGTGAGTTCGGCGTATGACTAATGGCACCACCTACAATAGTAAGCGCCTTATCTGCTTGAATCTTCGCTTCACTAGCACTAGTGGCTGCTACTAACTGATTCTCCATTGAATTATCAGCGTGAACCTTCGCTTCATTAGCACTAATGGCTGCTGCTAATTGGCTACTCTTTGAATCATCAGCGTAAACCTTCGCTTCATTAGCACTAATGGCTGCTGCTAATTGACTGTCCTTTGAATTATCAGCATGAATCTTCGCTTCACTAGCACTAGTGGCTGCTACTAACTGATTCTCCATTGAATTATCAGCGTGAACCTTCGCTTCATTAGCACTAATGGCTGCTGCTAATTGACTGTCCTTTGAATTATCAGCATGAACCTTCGCTTCGTTAGCGCTAGTGGCAGCTGCTAATTGGCTGTCCTTTGAATCATCAGCGTGAACCTTCGCTTCGTTAGCGCTATCGGCAGCTGCTAATTGACTGTCCTTTGAATTATCTTCACTTAGTCCCACCTCAACGGCTGTTGCCAAAACTAACTGAACTTTGCCATCAATACTGACCTTTGCATTACGATACTCTTGTAACAATTTGGTTGTTTCTTGCGTTAATTCACCAACAGCAAAAACAAGCAGATCTCCAGGTTTATCCATCACAGCAATACCTCAGTTAATTGGGTGAAATGAAATAATAATCTTCTGTGTCGTAATTAAATCTTTTGCTACACCAACAACAGTTAATCTAGTTACATCAACAACCTTGGAAGCAAGACGTGCAGACTCAAAAGATAATTCTTGTGCTTTTTCCGCACGAATAGCGTCATATTCAGCTTGTTGACTGGCACTAATGGACTTTTCACTATAATGCTGTGATTCTTGTTTAAATTGTTGAGAACCTTTTTGAGCATTCGCCGCATTAATACTGGAATCCTTTGCCAATTCTTTGTACTGCTCAGCTACCTGTACTTTTTGTGTCACATATTTTCGCGTCTCATATGCTTGCTGACTTGATTTAGCAGCTTCTTTCGCGGCCAAATCTGCGCCATGTCTATTATTCTTGGTCTTCTCAATGCTTTCAGTCGCTAACTTACCAGTAGCAATAATATTATCGAGAGCTTGATCAACTAGGACTTCCAAGCGCATTAACTCTACAGCCGATGTATTACTATTAATCTGAGCTTTGGTAGCGGACTCTTTAGCTTTACTTGAAATAACGGCTTGAACTCGTGCGTTTTGACTATGCCTTTGCGCTTTTGCGACTTCTACGTTAATGCTGTCAAGAACACCAGCCGTTGAAGCAAGCGATTGTTCTGCTTTATCTGCATATCCACTCGCTGCTTTTTTATAATCTTGTGCTTCAATTGCAGCTTTAAACGATTGCTGAGATTGAGAGGCAGCATTTTTAGCGCTAGTAAAGGCTTCCTTTTGTGCTGAAACAGCAAGTTTTTCACTTAAATGTGCGCTATTTGCATGTGATTCAGTTTTTATATTAATTTCGACAATATCGTTTTTTATACTTTCTATTATTGTTTTATGATTAGCTGACTGAATGGCGTACTTCTGTGATTCATCTTTTGCCGCCACTGCTGCAAGCTTTGCAACGTTAGCGTCATTTGCGTTATCACTAGCGTGTTGAGAGAAATTGCTTGCTTGAAGGGCTTTATCTGTAACTTGACTTACTTGTGCCTTAACTATTGCAGCAACAGCAAGGAGTTTCTCCTTCTCTGCTTTTGCTTGTATTGCAGATAAAGCCGATTTAGTTGCAGCATCTACTGCTCTCTGTACTTGTGGTGGTAAAACAGGTCTTGTTATACCTGCAATGCTATTTAGATCACCATTAACGGTGTCAGTCGTAATAACCGTTTCGCCTAAGTATTCAAGGTTACTGCATCGGCTAGGCTGAGCATATAACTTGTAACTGCCATTTAATAACTCAAACGAATAGGCACCATTGCTATCGCATTTAATATGGACATTGGAGCCTTTCAGTACATAGTTACTTGTTGCTGTAGCTATGATTTGGATAAGCCCTTGCGAGATTATTTGCCCCGTCAAATCACGTAAAACACCTTCGACAATCATTCACTTACTCCAAAGTTGATTGTTTACGAGCTGTATATTTAGCTTTATCCGTAGCGCTTTTATCCCCCATAGCGACAGCAAATAATTGAAAATGCATTAATGACTTACTCTCTTCGCTGGCATTCTCAGCATCTTTCCCAAAAGCACGAAAAAGAACAAAATCAATCAAGATGCCAACGTAAACAGATGTTAGAGGGATAACGTCTGTTTGTGCCTTAACAGTAATAACCTTGCTATATATAACTTCAACATTAATCGGCTCTTGTGGTGCAGGAAATATCCAAAAACGTAACAGTTCATCGTCATGTTTTGTCCAACATTGCGCTATTCCAGTTTGGGTTCGCCACATTGGATAAAATCGATTAAGTGTTTCAATTGGCGTGTATTGGCCTCGATAATCACCAATTTTTTCTACTGTCAGTAAGGAATAAGCATCATTTGGTAAAACTACAGGGTTATTGGTTACACTAATGACGCTATCTGCTGCAGTAATACTTGGCCGCCTCATAATGATTGCGGCTAAAGCATCATTGATATAATTAATCAACTCAGACTGAGACCAACGCACATTACCTTTATCAACAAGTAACTCAGCAACCTGCTCAATTAAGTCACTCACTTTAATAGACATTAAATATATTCTCGCTTACGAGTTTGATTATTGACTTCAAGTGCTGGGGTGTTTTCTAAGACGTACCGAGAGGCATCACGAATTGCTTGTACGAACTCGCGATGATTGTATTGTGCAAGGTCTGGATTGAACCACGCTGTTGTTGGCTGCAATTGCAATAGATTCGCTGCGCCAGCACAGATACCATCAACATAGTCATGTAATAATACTTTAGGAAGTTGATCTGCATTAATTGTCGGCTCTACGACTCCAATAATGGCGACATCACTAAAGTTTCCCGTAAATTTAATCTCTCCTCGATCCACAACCGTATAATCATATCCCGCTAATAAAAGGTGGTCTTTGCTTGCGACACTAACGATACCAGCGCCTTTTAATTGTGGTGTTCCAATACCAATCACTGATACAGACTGACAATCAAACACTTCATCAAACTGACGCGTTTTAACTATCACTTTGCTTTCACGACAAAACCGTTGTGCCGCTTTAACAATGGCCATCTCCATCAGGCCAGGAACAGGAACATCAACTAACATACGTAATGTGGGTAGAAAATCAGATACTGGTACCATTTATCTACCCTCGAATAGTATTTCGGACGCGTAATCGGAAATCGTCAACAGACTCCTGAGATCCTTTAGCCTCAATATCAAGGTCATTGGCTTCAATCAATGTGGCTAATTTTGCTGACGTCATCTTTGATAAATCAATAGACTGGCCTGTCAGTTCAACCTCCATGCTATTAGCGTAAACCTCTGCCGCGAACTGCGCTTGTCGTTCAAGTTCTTGTTGTTCTTTATCATCAGCTTCTATCTTTAACTCAGATTGAATCAGTTCAACCTGCTCTTCTCGTACCCATACTTTTGGATATTGCAGCAGCATGTAAGCAACATCAGCTTCTACATCTACTGGCTTATTTTGCGGAAATATCAATAAGGAACCGGTGATTGTGTCTTTCTTAAATGGCTTATCACCAATATAGGCAATGGTAATCTTTGACATGGTTATCCCCATAAAAAAAGCGCCCATAAAGAGCGCTTATCATTGTTTACTTGATAGTTAAAAACCAACAGACACATACTCAGGCATAATCGACACGGATCCCGTTGCTATCGTTCCTTTAACCACAGCCGTAAGCACTGTTTTCTCGAATAGATAAAGTGGTTGAATCGGGATAACAACCGACCCTTTAGCGGCAACATTTACTGCAGATACAATAACGTTGTTATTTAATTTAATATCCAGTTTCACACCAGCACCTAAACCTGATTCTGTTGCGACTCGAACACCTACAACCTCTAAGCCAATCGGTAATTCAAGCGTATCAATTTCAGTGCCAATGACTGCTGCTTTTACATCCACTTTACCAAAGGCAATACTTAAATTACCTGCCGCACCTGCATACACAGTATCTCGCATGGTTTGTGCGATGACTTTAGCCATAACAAATCTCTCTATAAATGCGAGATATCATCACGCATATTTTGTGAATGAATTACAGCGTGACAGCTGTATCGAGTGCAATCACACCATGGTCATTGATACGCCCATTTTTATCAGCAAAGCGGATCTTTTTAAGACCATTCATCCATGCGATAGAAATCTCAGTACCGTTATCATGGTCCACCTTTTTCTCTGTGTATTTGAATTGATTACCGCTTGAGGTTGAGCCCCATGCATTCGCTAGTGCCTGACCTCCTAAAAGAATGGCACGATCAATAGTGGTCTTTGCTTCAACTTGTTTAACCGTTGCTGCATTATCATTATTTGATACTTTTACTGCTGAGCCTTGATTAAAACGAATTGGCATCCCTTTATACTTGCGCACTAAGATATTGCTGCGCATTGCACATTCACCTGCAAAAACCGGATGACGGAAATTACGACTACGGTTAAGCGCTGCTGCAGTTAGCTGCTGCCAATCTTTATAGCTCGATGTTTTCTGCCATGTTGACCATTGACGAGGTGTTACTTCGAGTAAGTAGAAAGGCTCATCGCCGGCTAATTCATCCGCACCAAAACGAATCGGCTGTAAAGGATGTGCCATTTCTTCTAGATAAAGGCTGAGATTATCCACTGCATCCATATTGAAAATATCAGCAGAATCGATACTTTCAAATGATGTCGCATCCCCTCCAAAAAAATGACGGTCATAGGTTGGTGGCAAAATATCGTTAACTAAAATATCACTGTATTCATTGTGACCTTCAAGTGGAACAATAATGTCATCATCAAAATAATCACCACGCGCACCGGCTAAATGAATGGTAGCCGCTTGATCTTGTAGGTCATTAAAATAAGGACCGAGCAAAGTACGTCCAGATTTACGAATCTGATGCGTTGTTCGTTGCTGGCTCATCTTGCCACCAGCATCAACCATATGACGACCTTGATTGATTTTCAGTTCAAAGCTTGAGAACTCAAGGTTCTCACCACGTCCTTCTAGCTTCTTATCTCCCATAGTTGGACGCTTAGAGAGTTTATGGATGATCTGCATATCAACAGATTCACCCGCTTGCTTAGTTAAATCTGAAATACGTACAATTGGGGCATGTGCTGACGTTTGGGTATTACCTTTCTTATCGCCCATGGCTTGCTTTGGTGCTTCTTCCGTCAGCATATTCACAAAACTACGATTTCGGTTGGCAGCAGTAAACAGCGCAACTTCTTGTAAATGTTTCGCCTGCGCTGGCGTAATAGTTGTCATAGCAACTCCTAGAAACAGAAAAACCCGCACTATGGCGGGTTTTTAGGTATGTAATGAACTGATAGTTAAAAATCAGCTTGTTCTAAGAGCGCATCAATTTGATCAGGCGTCATTGTTGACATCAGGTTTTGCAAATCAGCATTGTTCATATTGATTGCCTGTTGCAACACCGTTCCCTGATGTTGATTGGATGCGCCTACAAGTGACGGACTCTCTGGTAAAGATTCCGCTGCGGCTTTCTCTTTTTGTTCTGCCACCTCACGAACTTTAATGTCATCTACTACTGGCTCAAGTACCGGTTCAACTTCAGGCTCGGGTTCAGGAGTAGACAGTGTTTCTCCAAAGGCAGCTTTCGTTCGACGAACTACCTCTTCAAAACGTTCACGCTGTGGCTTTTCTGACCACGTTGGATCGACTAACAAACGATCATCAATATCGAGCGCGAGAGCCCATTTATCGCCTTTTTCATCCATCCAACCATTCAAATCAGTATTTGATTTAATATCATCTAATACAGGATTGTTGGTTGATACTTCAGTAACAGGTGCTGTATTAGCAGTGACCGCATCAATCTTTGCCATCAGACTTGTAATGAATGGGGCTAACTCAGGATAGTTCTCGCGTAAATCATCAATTTGCTTATCGTTGACGGTTAAATTTTCAGGTAGGTCATCAAGATCAACACCTAGTTTCTGTAATTGCTTATCACGTAATTCAAGTAAACGACTTTGTTGGTCATACTCTGGCTGCTTCTGCTTCATGTCGGCAATCTGTTGACGTAAACGTTCAGACTCTCGACGCTCAGCTTCTAGTACATCGTATGGAATAATGTGTTCACCGTCTTTGGCGACAATTACTTTCTTCTCAGGCTGTTCTTCACTCTGCTCAACAATCACATCATCCGTAGTTGGCGGGGCTACGTTCGTATCGCCTTCTAATGGTAGTACTGCTGGTTCAGTTGATGCTACTTCAGTAATAACAGGCTCAGATACTGCTGGTAATGGTTCGTCAACCACTTCAGCATCATCAAGACTATCCAATATTGCCTCTAGTTCATCGAGTGTTTCATTACCTGTAATTTCAATCGTCATAGGTTAACTTCTCCGGTTGTAGACGTATCGCTGTCTGTGCGGATAAAGACTTTAAACAAAACCCTTATCCCTAAAGACAGGCATAAAAAAAGCCACATCCCTTTCGGGTGCGGCTTTAGATGATGGAATCAGAGTATATTAGATTTAGGTAGAGTCAAGACGACAACTACACTATAAAATGGGGGAAAATTCTACTAGTTATACCCACTTCCATGTGGTTATTAGTCCTTATCTACACATCATGTTTCATATCACAAGTATATTTATACACTATATTTATTAGAGTAAATATTCTTATTTTTAATGTGAAAGCTAAATTAAACTTCTATAGAATCAATTTGTTGCTGAAGATTTACTAGCATATTTTGCTTAACCTGCCCAACTTCACTACTAACTTTTTCCATTTCAGTCAAAATCTTACCTGTTTCTGCTTGCGTCTTAGCATTGGCATAACGCTGGCTATCTGCAACTACACTTTCTTTGTTAGCAAGTGCTGCAGTTCGTTGGGCTTCTGCCTCAAGCTTATCTACTTTCGCGGCTAACTCTCGCATCATTAACGCTTGCTGCTCCTGTTCTTGCTGAGCTTGTGCCTCTGCTGCTTGTTGTTCTTCTGGTGTCATGTCCTCTACATCTTTACCGACCCCTAATGCATCACGAACGCGATCCATAAACTCAGCTTTATTTGGTACATCGCTCAATTCAAGTACCAGATCAATCACCGCACTTTGTACTTCAGGTGGTAATTGTGAAGTCATTTGCATCATACGTTCAGCAAGTTGAGACTTATAAGCTGATGTTTGTTGAACTGGCGCTAAGGCAATGTGAGAGCGTAAACGAGAAATATCATTGTTCATGCCATCATTTGTTTCTTCATTGATAACAACGGTCTTACGTTTCATCTTGTCATCACGGTTAACAACTACAGTCTTATTACGCTTACTCTTTAAATCTTCAATCACATAGCCAAGAATAAGTTCACCAACTAACTGACATGCAAATCGATAATTATCATTGATTTCAGCAAGCGTTGTTGCGCCTTGTTCAACGATATTAGCGATGGCAATACCGCTTTTAGCACCATCATCTTGACCAAGAAAAGACGGTGAAACGCCCATTACATCTTGTATATGACGCATAGAATCTTGCATCACTGAGAACTGTTGGTTTGAAACCTCCGTATCTCGATTGATTTGAAATACTTCAGCCATTGTCTTTTGATTACGTCTATTTGGATTAAGCTTTACTACACCCCGCTTATCAATCTCTTCAATGACTTTCTGAGTGCTCATGTTAGTTGCATCTTCATCCATAATAATCAATGGCGACTGTAATAACTGCGTGAGTTTACTACGACGAAAATTCACTTCATCTTGCGCACTGATTGATGAAGCAACAATGCCATAAGGCTCACCGGATGATGCTTTTCGGTATCCAAAGAAAGGAATAAGTGGCCACATTCCTTGAGGTGCTGAGCATTCTTTATCCCCTAAATGATGTGGTCCTGCGTACCAACTTTCACTGATACGATTAATCTGCGCCATACGAAGCTGAACTTTACCCATTCCAACTGCTGTTGTATGAGCAATATTACTTGATTGGTATTCAATAACACGGCCATCAGAGAGCTCAATCACGGGTTTACGCTCAAAATTACGGTAATAAATAACCTGTAACCGAATACGTTTACGATTTTGACTTAACCATTCTGATTCACTGCGCGTCCAAGTACTGTGTTCTTTATAACCACTCTGCAGCTGAGGGTCTAAACCGGCAATATGATCGACATCGACAAAGTTATTCCATGAGTTCACGGCTTGCTCAATAATGGCGCGCTTATTAGGCACCATGGTTATCAGTTCATCCATATCAATCCAACGATAGCGCATTAACCATCGAGCATCAGATAAGTCATGCTGCTTTGCTAACCAATCCCAATAGACCTCATCACGTGGCACATTTTGAATTTTATACTTTGCGCCAAAAGGGTCCGGATTACGGAAGCACTCAACCCAACCAAGGCCAGACTTGAGCTGTGAAGCATAAGCATCCGAACGGGCTTTATCTAATCGACCAAGGCGACAAGCATCAGAAAACTCGGCATTCAATGCTTCAGCTAACTCTTCCATTTCATCATCTGGGTCATCAGCCATTACCAACAAATCAGTACGCGTCTTAGCTTCCATACCAAGAACAGAGTTAACTGCAGGCTTTATTAAGTTTTGTATTGTTATTGGCTGCCCTCGTTCTTTCAGTATCTTTAATACTTCAGCCTCGAGTTGATCATCATCGTAATAAGCATCCGCTTTATTGGCTGCAGAGCGCCAATCTGGTTGGCCATCAATGTCAGACATGATGTCGAGCAATTTACTTTGGTCTACTTTCATTAATAGGTCATCCAGTGTTTATCTTTGGCTGGCTGGTTATCATCAGATTTAACACGTTTAGGCATTCGAGCTCGCATTTCTTGGGCAATGGCGTAACTAATAAGTTGATCGTCATAACAGCCAACTTGAGCATTCATTGCGCCTTTGCTGTCGTACACGTAGACATTGAGCTCAGAGATGGTACCTATCCAACGAATACCACTTGTTTGAGTGCGTAACAGTTCTTTTAAACCTTCAATGATGATGGGCTTAGATTGTTTTGTTGTTAACCAGCCTAATTTAGGCGTGTCATTATCGTTATCACGGTCAATATACTGTTCTTGGTAGATACGACGAACCGGATAGATATCGCGGAATTTTTGTAAGAACGCATGACCATGATTGTTTCGCTCAGGACCAACAAAGGCGGTGTTATACATATGGCCAACATGACGAACGAGTGACGCGAACATCTCAACATCTAAGTGACCAAACCAATGCGCCACTTGTTCGCCGGTCGTTTTCTTAACCACATCAAATGAACTTCTATCGTTATGCTCAAGGCCTTCAGCAATATCGACACCTATCGCATACTCTTCATCAGCATCAGGCAGTTCCCACACAAGCAGCATATTGAGCAAATTACGCTGCAGCTTTTCATTATCAGCTTCACGCATTGATTGGGCTTTGGTCTTGATGCCATTTACAGGCTCAATATCGTAAATGATAAGTGGCTTTGTGGTATGAGCTTCTGCGTTCATCACGCGAATAGCATCAAACACACGACGACCAGAGGTTAAGAAAGCTTCTTGTGGCGTTGAGGGAAACTCTTGCTTAATTTCCTCGCCCTGGCTTTGTTCTTTGTTGACGTACCATTGTTTTTGCTCATCAGATAACGTGACCTTCATAGCTGACTCAACAGCAGCAAAGTATTCTTGATGATATTTACTCAGCTGTAATCCAGACTGAGGAAGAGGCTCTGAGTATTTAGGATCTTGAAACCACGCAAAGAAATGAAACTTATAATCTTGTGTCCCTAAAGCAGTACCTGAATTGTGTAAATCCAATGCTCTCATGCTCATTGAGTAGAAATCACCACCCACACCTTCAGCCGTGGATTCAATGAAACAGATAGCATTTTGGTGAATGGCATTTAAGGTACCCGTTTTAACTTCCTTAGCCTTTTGTGGGTACTTAGCACAAATTTTTCCATGCTCTGAAATATGAAGTCGTTGCACCGTTCCTGAACGGAATGAAGTTGCACACTGAATACTTGAGCCACTTTTAAATAAAATGAAGCCGCCACTTGCACCAGAACGACGACTTTCTATTGGGAACTCTGCTTTTAGCCATTCAGGAAGACTATCAAATGGCACTTCTATCTTGGTACGGAAAATCTCACCTGCAGCTCCTTGGTCTTGAGCAATGATGCCGCACTTAATGTTCTTATTGAATAACGCCTCATCAAGCAGATAAATATCGATTGCAGTAGAGAATCCAAGCTGACGCGCTTTAAGAATGATGTTCTTGTGTGCCATTAACTTAAACAATAAAGCTTGAACCGGTCGCAACGTAAACGTGACTAAGTCACCATCCTCATTTTCAACTTTGTAAAGGTTGTTCAGTCGCCACCATTTATTACCGACTCGCGCTTGGATGTAGTCGATTTGCTCTTGTTCGGTCATGACATCAAGCCATCAGAACCAGTTTGTTGTAGTTCAGCAATCATTTCAGATATTGGTGTGATTGAACCTTTACCCTCTTTAGCCAATTTATCAGCTTCAAGTTTTAGCTTGGTTGTTGCCGCTTCTATTCGATCCGTATCTTTCATGATTTTCTGCTCATTAACGGTATCAATACGAATAGATGAAAGGGTTTTAGTGATAGATTCAATGCGAACTACATTTCTATCGAGTGCTTGTTCTGTTGAAGTAATAACGTTGTAAAGCTCAATCCGTTGATCAACTGAATCTGCATTGACCATATCAGCACGAATCTTCTTCATCGTATCAATACAGTTCAAAGCACGAGCGCGACACAGTTTTAACTCTTCCTCGAGGGACATTTGAGCAGCTTCATCGAATAGCGATTGATCATCAAAACGTGCTGAATAACCACCATGTTTACGTGCATGCTGATTGCCCGCTTCAAAACTTTGAGAAGGATGTGGATTACCAGGCTTACCATTTTTAAACTTATAAGAGGTAGATTTCCTTTTGCGTTTCGCTTTATTTGGAGATTCAGGCTTAGAATTAGTCCGTTTTTCTACTGATTCATTCTTTCCCTTTATATTTTTAAGTTTGCGCACTTTCTTTGATTGCGCAGTTTCAGATTGCGCATTGCGCACATTATTAGTTTGCGCAGTTTTACTTTGCGCAGTGCGCATTTTGATATAGCGACGTGCAGATTGATAATTAAGCCCTCGTTGATGACACCATTCTTTTGCTGTAATACTTGTCTTGTCGTTATCAGCTAAGAACTGCAGTTGTAGTTGTTTCCAATCATTAGCCATATAGTTATCTACTTGCTTGCTAACTCTTGGCTTAACTCTCCCTCCACTACCCAATCACCCACTTTAACCTCATGAGTTGTAGCAATATCTATCTCGGCGCCATTAGCTAACATGACGCACACGACTTTGCCGCATATATCGATGACTTCAATAATGCGTCCGGTTTCATTTTCTATTGTCATAAGGCACTCGATAGATAATTGGAGGGAACATTATCAATGGCTCTCATAAAGGCCATTTGTAATGTCTATTCGTCTTGGAGCTTTCGCCAATCAAGATAGTCATCGACATATTGCGCACACTCTCGCAATGCAGACTTTAACTTGAGTGTATCGATGGGTAATTCAGAAGGTGTTGTTGCTGTCAGTGTGGGTTTGTAGCATGGAACAACTAACCCTATTGGTGGCAAGACATACAGTGTTTCGGTTTTAGTGATGACTCTAGTAGGACTGGTGCAACCGCTTAATAACAGACTTAGGATAGCGAGTATCAAAACAGGTATTGGTTGATAGTGCTTTCTTGAGTGTTTGGATATCGGCGCTGAGCTTTGCTTTATCACGGTGTAGGCTCTCCGTTCTTGCGCTTAACAGACCTGATAATGTTTTGCGCTCTTGGACTAACTGCGCAATTTGTTTTGATTGGCTATCCTTGATGGATTCAACAGTGCTTAACTGCAGTGATAATGTGACCACTTCCTGTTTTGCTCCCTCAACGGAGGTGATTAGTAGTTTGATTTTAAATACCATACCGCCACAAATAGCAATAAGGACCACAATCATTGCTGTCTTTACTCTATTGAGTAGCATTCATGGCCTCCACAATTTCCTTATCTAATGGCATTTGACCTATCTGTACTAACGCTTCATTGATATTGATACTTCCCATACACAGCTGCTGAACCACATTGCGCCTTTTCACTATCCCGTAGCAACGATTACGACGAATAGCGCAGTCCTTACCTGCTACAAATCGCCACTTTGTGATTTCATTACAGGCCGGTGGATAATCTGCATTCAGTAGGTATCGATACATTGTTGAACGCTTAAAGGCACCAGTACCAATGTTGTAGGCTAAATCGAGAGAAGCTAAGTGGACATTAGGTGGCAGTTGCTGAGGGATATTTTCTAAAGGCGTGTTGTGCTTATTCAACGATGACGCGAGCATTGCATTACATTGTGCTTTGGTAAATCTGTCTCCTTGTTTTATACCTAATGTTTCTCCATAGCACGCTGTCCAAACTCCGCCTACATCTTGATATGATATTTGTCGGTACCCTTCAAACGCTCCCGTAACCGCTATAGCTCCAGCTAATAGCGCACCAGTGAGTTTATTAAAACGCATATTTACGCCGCCGCTCTAATTTGATGCGATAGACAGTGACAGCAATACCGACAATAGATAATCCAATACCTACAACAGTAATTATGTCACTGCCATACCATGTAAAGTGACCACTAAGAATTTGCTCAAAGCTGCTATTTAACATCGACTGCGCATTTTCTGCTGATTTAGTCGCACCAATCCCTACACCAACACCTGTTCCGGCAGTGATTGCGAGTGTTGCTCTATCAAGCATGTCATTTTCTCCAGGCATAAAAAAACCCCGACGAGAGGTCGAGGTTTAGCATGATTGGTATAGATTACCTTAGTTTATGGCGGGGTCAAGACGACTGAAATTCCGTTTATTATTAGTTAGATTTAGTTGACAGAACTTCAATATACCGAACAAAGTTAGTTGACGTATTTGCAAATAACCGAAGATGGTTTTTAGGCTTGCTCTTTGTGTAACTCATCAGAGAGTAGACTGACTGCGCCGCTAGACTCCACATACAACTTACCCAAGCACTTTTCAAACCACGGCTTCAGCTCTCTCTCCCACAGTTTGTCACTAACTCGCCCTAATCCAATATGGCGCAGGTGTTGGCGAATATTATCAACGCTGGGAAGAAACAAACCACGACCACCGCATGACGGACATTCCCCAGTATTTAGTATTGAACCGGTACCATTACATCGAGGACAAGTTGAGGATTTTAGGGACTGACTTTGTGCGTATTCATCGATACGGCGGCGCTCTTTGATGATTAGTGCTTCAAGCTCATAGATAGCAGACAATAGTCGTTCTTCTGCAGTTTGGGTCTCGCAACTATCAATATTAGGCTGTAGCTGCTTAATCTTTACCTGCCATCTCCTAATGAGTCGATTGCTACGTTTAGCTTGGTCACTATACTTTCTCCATAACGCAGCTAGTTGTCGCTTTTGACTGGCTACTGGTTTATCACAAAAGACATCTAGGGCAACACAGCTCAATGCTATCGCTAAGTCTTTACGCTTTAACGACTCATCATTCAACCATGTGGCCATAACATCAATGATACGATTTGCTGCAGGTGCATCGTGAACATACTTGGCCATCAACAAATCCATTCCCAATGGCATCTTATGTTGAACCTTACCAAACACAGCTAAGATAACGTCGCCAGTTAATGTTTGGCGACCGCGTTCGTCTGCCGTCACACTGCGCACTTCATGCATTCTTGCGAATAACTCAATTGCTCTGCTCATAATGCCTCATGTATTCAGTAATAATCACGATAGCTTCGCTTGCTGAATAACATATTACCGCCTGATACCTGATATCATCGAGACGATGCAGCCATTGATTTGGGTTGTTACTTACAACTGACTTATTAGGCTTTGGCGCTTTCATTTCGATACGAAGGCCATGGTATTTTGAGGTGGGTATATCTAACATTAAATCGGGATAACCTGGCGAGCCACCAAGTTCGATGAAGTCTTTGATTGCTTTAGGACCGCGCTTACCTTCATTAGGAACATGAGTAAGGTAATCCCCTCTTCGTAGACCATGCATAACGGTATAACTCACCCATTGTATTAGTGCTTTTTGATTAGTCCAGAGGAACAACTTTAAGTTTTTCAGCAGCACCTACCTCTTTTAGTAAATCATACTTATCAAACAATCTATCACCTCTTAAGTAGCCCATAAAGACATAAAACACATCGCATTTAGAATGCTTGACAAAAACACTCCCAAAACAATATAACTAATTGTAATATAGAGACAATAAGTATTAAACATTGGTAACTACTGTGGGTTTTATTCGCCGTCTTCTAGACATTATAATTATTGTAATATTAAGTTGTAGTTTTTGGTTCGCCATAGCTCCAATTATGTTTGAAAGTAAATGGTTCATCTCTTGGTCAACTTTCTATTTAAATCTAAGTAATTGTATTCAAAGTATTATTTTCTTTATTTCCGGATTAATTATAAATAAAATATTATTATATTCTGGTGACTATAACGAAAATCAAGAGTACCAAGGGTTTTCTTCTAGAATTAAATATTTCCCAATTCGATATGCTATAGCTATAGATCTATTTTTACTGTTTTTCTTTATTGTATCCATTAAAGATTTATATTCTATTCAATTAGTATCTTTATGCATTGGATTATGTTGGGGTTTTTTTGGTGATATATTCGATATAAAAAATAAATCAACAAAAATATTAATTACAATTAAAATACACATAAACAAAGCATACAAATATTTAAGAAAAAAACTTTTAACAGAAATCACAGATGAAATATTACCAGAACTTGAATCAGATAAAGATAATACAAAAACTAACTTTCTCTCGTGGTTACTTAGTGAAAATTCCATCAATAACAATAACGAAGATCGATTTAATAGAGAATTTATTATTGAACGAGTTGTAAGCAGACTACACTCTAATAATTCTACTTTATTACGAGGACAGACTATTGTTGGTGATTATGGAAGTGGTAAATCATCAGTACTAAATTTGGTTGAAAAAAAATTAATCGAAAAAGACGGATGGATAATTTGTCGATTTGATAGTTGGGGAAGAATTAATAGTGGCTCACAAGGACAAAAACTAATATTAGAAAAAATAATTGAAGAAATAGGAAAGCATATAGGTGTATCTTCAATTCAATCTATTCCTAAAGATTATATAAATGCATTAAGTGGCTTCGGGTCATGGTGGAAAAACACAATAGAAATACTATATAAGACAGATCTTGAACCTAATACCCAACTCGATAAAATTGAATCAATCCTCAAGACAATAAATAAAAAACTTTTAGTTTTTATAGAAGATATTGATCGAAATCCTGATAGTGAAAATCTTGCAAAAAGTATAAGTCCATTACTTGATCGATTTGTCAATGCTCCTAACATTCATTTCATATTTACGATTGGATATGAAGAACATATATCATCAGTAATAACAAGAATAACAAGCTATCGCGAAGACTTACTCATTAATGATAATTTAATCGATAATTTATTGTCAGACTTTAGAAATACATGTATATCTAAGTCACAAAGCATTCCCTATTTTGATGGGTTAAATTATTTAACTATTTGGCCACTAAGAGATTATAGTTTTAAATTAACACCTGAGTATAGTCATTCTCTTAAGAATTATTATAAAAATGCTTACACTTCTTTAAAATATTATACTCGTAACCCACGAGATGCAAAATATTTACTAAGACATGTATATGAATCATGGGTTGGAACTTTAGGTGGTAACGTTAATTTTGATGATCTACTATTAATAAATACATTAAAATATAAAGATCCAATAGCATATGATTTTATAATTTCAAATATAGACTTATTAAATAAAGAACAAAATAAAGAATCACTACAAAAATTAAGACTACGATGGGAAGATATTAGCAGTGAAATTTTTAGTCCTACTCATTCGATAAATATAATAAATTATTTATTTAATATTGACATTTATGATGACACTTCAGCCCCTATTATAACAAATCTATTACACCAAAGAATTGTCAATAATAATGAATATTTCCACTTAATAATAAACAATTATATCCCCTCAGAATCCATCAAAGATACTAATATAATAATAGACCTTTATAACTTATCAAATTTAACACCATTACATATTGCAGATATTAACTATGAGGAAATATTAGAAGAATATAATTGTCTAATAAATCAATCATCTTTAGAACGGTGTATACAATTTAAAGATTTAATCCCAACAGAAAGAATATGGTTTGTTTTTTATTTTTTATCTAAAGGCTTAGAATATGTATCAGATGATAATGAAAAAAACAATCTTTACAGTTATTATTTAAAAGATCTTGTTGGTATATCAATCACAAAGTTAGATATAAATATTGCAAAAGAAGCATTTACATTTACAATTAAATCTTTAATTGTAAATAACATACAAGAATCTATTTCCGTTATTGATACTTATAAAAATCATTATATCAATGATGATCTTTTTATAATAATGAATAACCTATCAACGATGTTCTTTGAAATTTATTCAAATATTGACATTCTTATACAAAAAAACGTGACACCAGAACAATACTCCTCACTTATGGATAGAGTGTATAACTATAATCAAAATGAATTTATTAATTTCTACTCAATTTTGTTAGATGAAAAATCAGTTAATCCAGAACTCAACTTGAGTTACTTTAACGAGTTATTGTATAATTCGTATACTACCAACGAAGAATTTATAAGTTTCTTTGATTATAAAAAACTTTCTATTTTAAAAAATATGCTTAGAAAAACTAATAATATACCTGATAAAGAAATAAAAAATTCAATAGCACATATCCCTGAATTCATTAAACATACAGAGTCAAGATTAAGCAATAGTCAACAATAATTCGTTAACTTATTAAACTACATTTAAAAATTTATAAGTAAACTATACCTCTCATAGGATAATAGGCTGTTATACTTTCAGAGCAGCCTAATCCCCTCCCAATAATTAATTTCTTCTAATAAAACATATTTAAAAATTATTAACATAGGCATCATTTATCTATTTTATTTTGTGATAACTATTGAATAATTAGAATGTTATCTCTAATCCTTCGCATTAATGTTGTGTGCAGTGCCGCAAGAATATATTGCTCTTTCTCCCCTGCTAACCACTCAAATGCTACTCGCCCATCAAGAACGTCATGACAACTCGAGCAGCAATCTACCGCCCATATATCATCTGACTTATAGGCCATACCATGCGTACAACTGGGTAAATGCGCCAACACCACAGTTTCAGGATTAAAGTTACACACACCCAGAATTTGGACTGCGCATTGTTGACATTTGGCTGCTTTGCGCAATTTATCACTACGCAATGCGAGAGTTTTGGAGAGCATAGTTATGACCTTAGTAGTCTTATCATTATTTATTGTACTTTGCGTTGTTGATTATAAAGAGATGATTAGAGCACCTTATTTTCACATTCAATTGAGAAAGTATAGGTACTGCAACACCTCGTGTGGACACAAAATGTTGCCAACGTAAAAACTCCCAAACAATCATTTCTGGTCTCTGTAATTCGAAATTTTCTTAACTAAATAATCAATAAATTTATATGAAGTTATCGCGTAAAACGAAATGATACTGCCATGTATTGCCGATGAATTTTCAGTAAAACCAAAATAATCATAGTGCTTAAGCAATAATGTAGTTAGAAAGTTCATCGTAAACACAAATAAAGTTAAAACTATTAATTTGCATGCGGGATTTATTAGCACGTAACAATTCCATCATTATGATAAGGATTGTCATTATCATTTACAGAATTAATATGTGTCAAGGTTCTTAATTAGATTAGAAAGTAACTATTAAAATGTTATAAACAAAAAAGGCCCAAAATCGGGCCTCTTCTATTCTCACAATTTCTTCATTTGCTTAAACCGCGAATCTTGCAGCCTTGCTATTTCTGCAATTCTCGTATTCACACTACTCGATATCGCCAGTAACTCATCCATACTAAACAAATTTTGCTCTTTAATTAGTTTATTCACCTGCGATTTACTAATAATAAAAGCATCATTGGGTATTATCTTTGAACTCACAGCATGACCATTTTCAATAGTGGTCACGACTCTATAATTCAATGGTTCTGCTGCTGGTTTCTTTTTAAGTTGTTCTGCCATTTGATTAAAGGCATTGATATAAGCTTCTTTGACTGCCGCTGCACGTTTTCCCGTAAATCCCATCACAAGGAACATGAAACCATCTTTCGTCATTTGGTATGCTTTCGAATCTCTTACTGCACTATTACCAATGTTTAGTTTTTGAACATAAGCTGAAAAGTTAGCTGATGTAAAAATATCAGAACAATCAAGGCTTTCTATTTTTTGAATTACATTTTTATGTTGTTTACTGAAGTGCTTAGATACTGTTAATGAATCAGTGACGAGTTCATTAGCATCAGAAATGAAAATAAGATCTGAGGGACTGAGTTGCGCGATAGGCAAAGCAGATTGGATAGGCATGATAACCTCCTGTAGTATGATTTACTCATCACTCAAAAGGCTAATTTTGGGTGGTGAGCTGAACAGGATTAGCCTTACCGCCTACAGGAAACGGCGCACCGAAGTGCTCCCACTCAGCCCACCATAATTCAGATGTGCGAGTTCGCCGCATAAAAAAACCAGCTAAGTGCTGGCGATAATGCGCCCGTAGTTTGTGCGAGAGGCTAATCTCGATACCAGATTTTGCTGGTACTTTTTAAAGATAATATACAGGTGCTTATTAAGTCAACGGATAATAGTGAATATTATCCGTCGGGAGTTTGCTTATTTGGTATGCTAGCTTGTCCAACACTTCGGATAGGTGCCGGCTACGCGACATATATCCTTATTTGTTATGCATAGACTCACGTTATTCAGGTAAACTGAATTGTTTTTGATTAGGATAATACACAACTAGATTTGCGACCTTATTAAGGTAGTCTTTCGCTATATCAGCAACGAACTTATGGGCCTCAGCAAGATCCATTGAGGGAGTTTTGTTTGATGCAATGGTTTTCTTGAAACCATGTCGTGACTGAATGCCTGAAAACTGATAGTTGTTTGCTGTATTTTTAAAAGCCTTAAGCAGCTTATTATCTACATCAATGTCAATTTCTGTTATTTTAGAAAATGCCTCTAATGTTTCATACATTTTGTAATAATTAACCCAATCATGGTATAGATCAAAATACTTTAATAGTAGATAAACGTCTTCTCTTTCCGTAGCCAAGTTTAACATAAAAAGTCGTATGTCTTTACTTTTAGCTTCTTCAAACTCTTTAATAACCATATGGTTAACCAGTAAATCAGGCTGCCCAAGAACAGCCATAAGCATCTGCTTTTCAGGTTTGAGAACCGATACTCCATTGTGAAGCAGTTCATTTAATTTTAGTCGCTGATGGTTAGAGTCAAGAATTAAGCATATGCCATTAAAAATAGAAGTTAATTCATACCCGACTTGCCAAACCGTTTCTGGGGACTCTTCCTCATCAAAGTAAATTGACGACAATCTAAAGTCATCATTCATACAATCATGCCAATAATCAACACCACCAGAAATATTAAAATATACATTTCTTCTTTGCTCAGAGAAAGAACGAAGTAATCTTAAGTCACCACTAAGTAAGAATTCCCACTTACACAAATCTTCCATTTTTTTCCTATGCATAACGCTCTATTAAGAGATGAGCAACGCAATACCAACGCCGCCGCATACCACCTTAAACACTAAAACCAACGCATAGTGAAAATGCCACGCGTTGCGAATCCATCTTGAACAGTTTGTTAACTAGCTTTGGTTAAGGGATAGCACCAAGTTTGGATACTTATTCATATACTCAACATACGATTCGCCAAAATCTGTCAGTTCATAATTAGTGCCCGAAACTTGTACCAAACCTTGACCAATAAGGAAGAAAACATATTGCTCTGAAGTTACATTCTCAAACAAAGGACTATGTGGACGTACAGATGAGTAGTACTGTTCTAAGTCTTCAATTGAGATAAAAGTAGAGTCCTGCTTGTACATTTTTTGCAAATAGACTAATTGAGATTTGTATATCATGCGATTTATATTGCCATATGCATTATGAGCAACTGTTATCGCCAAAGCTTTTTCGGCAGTTTCTAATGCGATCGCATCACTCACATTATATGACTGTCTGTACAATTGATAATTTTTAAGTAGTGCTTGTGTATACTTACTTTTATTCTCATTTTGATACTTCACCACTGACTCATAATCTTTGGTAATTTCCACATTCGAGCTTTCAGCTTGTAACTCAACTGCCGACTCAGTTTGCGAAAATTTCAGCGTCCCCACAGGAGTTGATAATTCTGTTACGTTGTTCTTTTGGAAAAAACCATTAAACGCAGAAGAAATCTTACTTCGAGATCCCAAAACCAATATGACTGTAGTTGCCGGCCAAGCAAAAATTTGCGCCAACTCAACAGTTTGAGCTGCAGTGAAGACCATATTATATGATTCTGCCATTACTTATTATTATCTCCTGCTAGTTAACATTTGTATTGTGCGCATGCGCATTTACCTCATTAGACCAGTAAAAACGCACACAGGTAATTAATTGTATTTAAATAAAAAAACGCTATTTTTGTAAATACACCTACAGCGTAAACACGCATGCGCGGTTTCCAAACCTATTATTTACTTTTGCGTATAGCTAACCACTTAATGCTTTATGAGTATATTTTCAGAAGTTACACTAACAGCATGACAAGCAAAGAATATTTTATTTTGTTTATAACCGCCACTTAACCAAGAAGGGTTGCTATCTACAACTTTTTTTACTTCTGGATAACGCTCAAGTAAATCATTCTCAGTAAACATTCCAGATACACGTGATATTGCAGTTTTTGCTGGTAAGCGGAACAGAACCTTATCCCCTTTCCACCCAGATTTTGAAACTACATTTAGTGAAATTTTTCCGCAACAAACGACCACTTTTGGGTTGAGAATAGAAAAAAGTTCAGACCATACTTCTGAAGATAAACTTTGCAGATCCAAGTCAGGATTAACGTTTTGATCATTCCCTCCTCGTTGCGACCACAACACCGCATTTGACACTGCTACTTGTGAAGCACTCACACCTAGAGCAGCTTCGACAGCTAATTTGATAGAGCCGTCATCCCAAGGGTAAACACCGATAAACTCAGGAGAATAACCTAGCCTTTGAATTCTCTCATCTGTGGACATATTACAGAGTGATTGAACGTAATCACTATTTCCAACTGATAAGTTTTGGCTTTCTGCAAGAACCAATACACCATTCCAGTTTTCAGGAATGTAGGGGATGTAGGGCTCACTAATTACAACCGAATTTCTATCATTAAGAACATACTTCTTGCACGTACTTATTAATCCTTCAACATCGACCATTTTCAATCCTTAAAATAACGATGCGTTAAGATATAAAACGCTACCGCCAAACCTAAACCATTGCTCCGTAAACACGAAACCCAACCTTGAAATGAAAAATTTCAAGCGTTGGGAATCACTATTCGGCTAGAAACGGTTTCACAATTTGTACAATTTGATAAATAACTGTCACTAAACCAATAAAAACCAACAAGGCTATCGACCTTTTTAACCAAGGGTTAATAACTTGTCTTGCTGTCATTAAGACAACTTTTGCCAACCCCTCTTCATCCTCAACAGAAGTATTGATCTGATTCCAAGTGACAGGTGGATAATATAAATAAGTTATCGTCACTTCTTTTTTTGGAACTAAGTTAGGAATGACTATATTCTTTCCTCCACCAGGAAGCTCTTCAATAGAATGAGGAATAGGAGGAATAATTCTAAAACTATCAGGTAAATATTGATGAGCAACGTTTACATTTTTTGCTGGCTTACTACCTACATTTTTAATATTGACAGCATGAGTATGGACCCGAGAAGGAACAGTCGTAGTTTGGTTATTTTTCAAATCAAACTCAGCTATATGACTAAACCAAACTCTTAACTTAGGGCGACTTTCAAACCATCGATTCAAAAAGACGCCGAGAATAACAGAAAGTAAAGGACCAACAATAGTAGCTACTAACACCCAATCTATATTCATTTACATCTCTACTGCTTATAATTAGCCCTAAATATAGGGATTAGGGTGAATTACACATAAAAAAGATTACTAATTTGTAAATCATTCTAAAATGGTTATTTAACCTTTCGAGAAAAAACTGCATTTTTTATATAAAGTAAGTCAAGGAAAAATATTGATACTGCGAAAACAATAATTGATAATGCAAAAGAACTATATTTACTAGGTTCTATTGCAGCGAGGTTAGCTGATAGTAAAAAAGTAGCAATCGCAAACAAAATAGACGTTAAAACTATAATCAAAAGAACCCAATAATATGAACCACTACTCCTTGTTGGTTTTGGTATTGTTTCTTTTGAGAGCATGACAATTCCCAATACTTTATCAGAATTCTCATGTCGTTCTAAAAAGTACTCTCGAATATTATTTGTAATATGGAAATGTTCAATTTGAATACGCCGTAACTTAGCAATAATGAGAACAAATAAAACACCTAATACAGCACATCCTAATACAGTAAAGCTAGCAACTCCCCACCAAGGAACACCGAATAACACAGGATCCATATCTTTCTTAGTCAAGAGCGATATAGCCGCTAATGCAACACCACCCAAAGTAATAAAAAATTGAGTTAATTTACTTCTCATATCATCGACATGATATGTAAGCTTTTGAGCAGATTCATATTCTTTTAATAAAAACTCATCTGCAGTTTCCAAATTATATTCCTTGATTTCCAAATGAGAAATTACTCTTTTTCAATAATCTTTATGTTAAGCTTTTCAAAAAGCTAATTACTATTTATCTAGTTGTTACATAAAAACATCTCTATTTGATATAAACAATTAAAGAAGTTAAATAACAATAAAATAGCGTTCTATCTTCACTCTACACCTATGATTTTCACTAATAATATATAGAATCAAGTGTGATACATTGCATATGATATAATTAAGCTAAAGAAGAATAAAACACAAAATAAGGAAAACACATAAATAATGTAAGTAAATGTTTATTGTCGACAAAATAAAACAAATAGCACTAAATTAATCAACATAAAACGCGATACTACAAATACCCCAACAACCGATTAACAGCCAGTTCCACTTCACCCTCATCGCCAAAGTAACTATTCAAAATGCTATTCCACAAGACCCCGAACGATGCTTGGTACAACTCACTGAATTCAACATCATCCATTTTGGCAAACCGAATACTCTTGGCCTCTCTGCGAATAGAACCATTAGGCAATACAACTTGGTCATACCATCCAGCTTCAACAATCACCCATTTGCGATACGCTTCAAATGACTTTTCAGTTTCAAGTTGCGATCTATATGCTGATAGATGGTCTAAATACCCACTCGCCATATCTTGCAGTGTTTGTTGTTCCCCGCCATATTGTGCCAACATCCGAACAAAGCGCATCAATAGCCCACGTTCAGCGGGTGATACTGTTCCTCCAGTTGGATTCCAGTAATCAAACCCTAAATTCAATAGCGCAAAGTATTTACGGTGAAACATCGGATTACGTAACGTTTTAAGTCACACTCGAGCACTGTCCCTACGCGTTTTTTATCGATGAAGTTCTTATCATCATCGGTAAGCGGGACTAATGCCCCGCCTTGCGTTTTGACCAGCGCTATCTTAGCCATTTATGAAACTGTCCGTTTGCGCACCTTGCAGCTTAAACTCGCGCTTAGTGACAATTTCGGCGATGACACACTTAAATACATGAACTTCAATTGAGTGCCATACACAGCCAGATTTCACTTTATGGATAACATGACCAGAACGTTCACCGTGTTTCTCGATAGCAGCAATTGCAGCGACACGCTTATCAAACGTGTCAGCGCCAATAATACGAATCTCTCGACTGGTCATACGGCTACCGCCTTAAGTACACCAGCTTTAATTAGCTTCTTAGTGAGCCACAGTTCACCTTTGCCCGTAATCAATGTGGTATTAGCAATACGGTCATTTTCAGGCCCATAGGTACTTTGGCGCACGACAAAGCAACCATTCTCAATGTATTGCTGCATCGGCAAGTTATAGCCTTGGCAGCCACTGATTAGTATTTTCATATCACGCAGAACAGCGAAGATTTTACGGGGGCCTAAGTTCACGGCTTTAGCGAATTTACCCAATGTCATACCGCAATCTACTTTAGCGATACGCTCGGCAAAATCCACTTTGGGGGCATTAAGCATGAGCTGCTTGTTTTGGGTTTCAATTTCTCTAGCTTGGTCAGCGGCAAGTTGTAATGCATCAGCAAATGTTTGAGGAAGCTGTATAGGTTGTGTATTTTCTAGTTCTTGCCATCGGTCAACTAACACAGCAGTAAATTCAGGAGATAACTGAGCAACAACGACATAGCTATCGCGCTTATTTACATGATAAGCCTCAATAGTTTGCCCAAGATGATTAACTTCCTCCATTGGTGTAAGTTGGATTAAACCTTTACCACTTAATCTTTCCATTGACCGTTTTACACTATCGTGACGAGACTGCAGTAACTCCGCTATCTCACGAGATGACATCATCATTAAATTACTAACTGAAATATTCATCACTACATCTCCCCTACACTCATTGAGCACTCAAAATTTGCTGTTTTGATTGACGGTTTACCTATCACCCCACGAGCCGCAATATCCCATCCATTAAACGTGCTGGCCTTCGCTCGACCTGATTTAACCAGGTTGCTCGACAATTGCCTTCGTTGGCTGTAGCTGATGGGCTTTGATTGAGAGTCGATAACACGCTGCAAACTCTAATGCCCGCTCGACATACACTCCACGTAAACCATGTTTCGACCACGATTTAATGGCGCTACCACTGGCACAACAATAGGTTCCTACTTTGTATTTTGCTCTCGTCACATCAGGGATATTTTTATCGTGAAGAACAATCAAACGTAGCAATGAATTAAAACCATTAATCGCCAGTTCTTCTGCCATTGCTGCACGCTCTGACTCAGTAAATTTACTCATAATTTGCTCCTTTTCGTGCAATACGAGCAAATACTGAATTAGCTTTAAACTGCTCTGGTCGCACTGTTGTCGAGTTACGTTGTTTATCAAATTCAGTCACACAACTACGTGATGGCAGCTGCACGAGTTCAGTTAATAAACCTTGCTCTTCGAGACCTTGATATTTCTCAAAAGCCCGCTTGAATTTATTCTCAGCCTCAGATGCTGATAGCCTGTTGCGAATGGCCCACGACGTTGCCTGACGTGCCCTTTTTTCAGCTAAACTTTGCACAGGCATACGATTTAACATGCGGCGAAAGGCACTCTGCCACTCAAGCTCCCCTTTGCACCAACTACAAAATTTGCCCACGCTTGGAAAGAAATCAGATTCTTGTCTACGTGCTTGTGACAGGCCGCGTTGTACTTGCGCAATGTTAACAACACCATTTTCCATCATGCCCTTAGCAAAACTCGCCTTGGCTAAATTGAGCTGGTCATTATCACGAAAACAGAGCCTCCAATTAGGATAAACATTGCATAACTCTCTGAATATTCGATTAATGCTTCGCGCTGCAAAATCATTTAAGTCTGTTTCTTCCTGCGGTTGTCTTGGTCCTTGCGCATGCAAAATTACTTCTGTGATTGTATTCATTAGTCGATACCTAAGTCGTTATATTCCGAGGTTTTTAGCCCAAGAGATATCATCAAAATCAGCTGGCATGACAGGTCTGCTACCAGGATTCCGTTCTAAGAGCTTGGCTACTTGCAAGTACCCCGAAAACTTACTTGGCTTGAACAGCGTACTTGGTCGTATGTACTGAGCCATTTTTCCATCACAGCCCCATTCGATTTGCTTTTGAGAAATGACTAAGCACAGCTCTTCAATGGTATATCCGTCGTTTAAGCGACCGTTGATATGATTGATATTGGATTTACAGCATTGGAACTTGCTTCCTGTGACTGCATTCAAGTGTTCAATAACCTGCTTTGCAGAATCAGAATATTTATCGATGGGTTTGGTACCGTCGTGCTTGCTCGACAATAGATCTACTTTGTTATTATTCAGTTCTTGTTTAATATCAGTCTTTATTAGTGTCGGTTTAGAAAGATTAGGTTCATCCGCATCAGGTCTGACCGTATCAGGTTCATACTGTTCTTTCTTTGGTATATCGGATTCAAAATCATTGGACTTAGAATTACTATTCTCTTTATTTTTAAATGACTTACTCCCTACTGGCACATCATAAACAATATAATTTATTTCACCTGTAGATAGCTTTTTACGGACAATAAAACCGACTTCGCGAAGCTCTTTTAAAATGGCATAAACACCATCTCTAGCCGTCTTTTTAGCTGTGTTTTTAGTAACAGTAATTAACTGTGCTGGCGACACTCTCCAGTTATCAGGTTTAGATAATATGTAAGACAACATACCCATGGCTTGAAATGACAATTGATTATTAGCAAACACCGAATTGCTAATTGTCGTGAATCGATTACGGCGCTCTGAACGGATGATAGTCATACATATTCTCCAATTTTTGCAGTAACTACTGACGATGAAATAAAGTGGCGTTAACTCGTGTTGGATCGGTTCCTAGCTGCAATAAATTCTTAGTTACTTTGCCGATCCTACGACGCTCAGCTATCGTGGTTAATATCTGTGTTTCAAACTCATTTAATTGAGTCGTTGGTCATTACCTTTTTGGTCGTTTCTAAATTTAATTTCAGGCCCTTTCGATGCCGTCCATAGTTGCTGGGATTATAGATATACGGAATGTCCTCGCTTAAATGGCATAACAAAGCTATTTTCTCAGGGACTTTCTTTTTGAAATGACTAGCACGCTCTAAACCAAAAGTACTTGCGATGACTTTTTCAGTTTTAAAAACGTCTAAAAGTATTAAAAATAAAGGGTCCATTACTTACCTCCAATTAGAAATGTAATCTTTTCTACACCCACTAGCAAGATATTTAACGTAAATAAACCTACGTAGAGATATGCTATTGTTTAAGAATATGAAATCACAAACGAGTGTTAATCAATGGAGTTAGGCGATCGTTTTAAATATCGACGAGAAGTATTAGGTCTAACCCAAGAAGAAGTTGCTAAAGAAGTATCGCGATTATTAACGAGTGATAAATTTAATCGAGTAACGGTTAGCAACATAGAACTTGGAAATCAACAAAGCATGAAAGATCGAGTATTACTCGCTGTTATACAAATTCTTAAATGTAACGCGGAATGGCTAGTCAACGGCAAAGGAAGTGTTGAAAAAATCGCCGATAGCAATGTTGAATTAGTTCCGATACAAGGACTCATGTGCCCTGTAATCTCATGGGAGCAAGCTGGTAACTTTACATCAATAGAACACCTATCAGAGCCTGACGAATATTCGTTCTACCCATCACCAGTTAAAAGTGGTCCTAATACATACATACTGACTGTACGCGATGATTCAATGTCACCAAAATTTGAAGAAGGAGATTTAATCTACGTTGATCCTAACCAAATTGAAGCTATCAGCGGAAAGTATATAATTGCAGCGATCTCAGAATATCAAGAAGTGACTTTTAAACAACTTCAGATTCTTGATAATCAAAAGTTATTAAAAGCAATCAATCCAGACTATCCACCAGAACTAAAGTATTTAAAAATTAATAATAATTGTCAGATTCTTGGTACTGTTGTTGCCCACGTAAAACCTCTATAAAAATCAGCACTCGTATAAAATTCATAAGTCAGTAGAAATACTGACTTTTTTATATTCTTCTATGTAATAAAACTAACTTAAGTAGAAAAACATACATAAAAGCATTGACACTCACATGTAGAAAAACATACATTAAATGCATTAGGTAGACGAAATCCTTACACAACTACTGCCTCTTGCTCTTTAATATTATGAATATACTCATCACCCTTCATATGGGCAAATTTTAAGCATAACATACCAATAGAGAATAAAAAACAACCTAATCAATACTTCTATGGATACAAAAAAACCCTGCCATTTCTGACAGGGTTGATTTGGGCACTAATTACGACCAAGAAAATTAGCGCCGTGGCGGCAAACGACCAAGAATGCCGCCTAAAGGTAACGACCGAATGTCTTACAACATCGCAGTCAGAGCAAGAACATAAGAAAACCAATCAATAGCATCAAATGAAAACCCACTCACAGATGAGAGCATCTAATGAAAACCCATCACCTAAGGAGAGTATCTTATGAAAAACATTTTTAATCAAGTTTCCCCCCAAGAAGCTGATGTACTAGAGAAGTTTCTAGCCACAGGTAAACATCTAATCCTCAATAACCACGAGTTCTGCGGCCTATCTGTCGATGATTTCACCACCTTTTACTTTGAAGCTCACGATGGGAAATTAGCCAATGCGATGGTTAAGTTTCTTATCACAGCAGACTGTAGTTCAGGCAATACCCTACTTACCTTAATGGGGTTTCAAGAGTTTGCTAAAGATATCTTTGAAGAGTTCTTTAATGAACATGAAGTCACTATTTTAAAAATCTTTCACGCTGAATATAAGGAGCATAGAAAAGAACTTCAACTTGTACTCGCAGGTTTATAACCCATTCATAAAGTGCCCTTACTTACTCGAGAGCACTTTGAAAATGTATAACCTAAAGGTAATAACAATGAACACTCAATCGACTGTTCCTTTCGAGCAGCAATATCCCGCAGTCGCACAACGCGGCATTGATCAATCAACATGGGGAGCCTTACAAAATAGCGTATTCCCGGGAGCGCGTGATGAATCAATATTAATGGCAGTGGATTACTGCTTATCACGTCATTTAGATATTTTACTGAAACCCGTCCATCTTGTTCCAATGAGCGTTAAAACTAGCCAAAAAGACCATAATGGCAAAGATATCTACGAATTTAGAGATGTTGTCATGCCTGGAATTGGTCTTTACCGTATTCAAGCAGACCGCAGTGGAACCTATGCTGGTGCTGATGAACCTGAGTTTGGACCACTAATAACAACAACACTCGGTGATGATAAAAGCACAAGTGAATACCAATTCCCAGAATGGTGTAAATATACGGTTTATAAACTCGTTGGCGATCGCTTAGTGACATTCAGTGCCAAAGAATATTGGCTAGAAAACTACGCATCTGCAAGTCGTTATACAACAACACCTAATGCAATGTGGAAAAAACGCCCTTATGCTCAGTTAGCCAAATGTGCAGAGGCGCAAGCACTACGCAAAGCATGGCCTGATATAGGACAAGCTCCTACCGCAGAAGAAATGGAAGGCAAAGAGTTCGTACAATCAGAAAAAGATATCACCCCACAACAACCAGCCATAAAACACTATCCTGTCGATCAGTTTGAACTCAATTACAGCAAGTGGTCATCCGTCATTCAGTCCGGTAAGAAAACAGCTGAACAGTTGATCGCCATGATTGAAAGTAAAGGCCAATTAACTGAACCTCAAAAACAAGCACTCATCAATTGTGAAGCGGAGGAAGTCTAATGAAAATTATCAATGTCACCCAAGGAACTCAGCAATGGCACGCGCTACGAGCCACTAAATTTACAGCTTCAGAATCTAGCGCCATGATGGGTGCATCAAAATATCAAAGTCGTGATGCCCTACTTAAACAAAAAGCAACAGGTGAACAACCTGAAGTGAATAGCTTTCAAGAAAAGATATTTGCTCGTGGCCACGCTGCAGAAGATAGTGCTCGTCCACTCGTAGAAAATATCATTGATGAAGAGTTATTCCCAGCAACAGCAATCAGTGATGAATACGACTGGATGCTAGCTTCATTCGATGGCATTACCATGATGGAAGATGTGGTGTTTGAACATAAGTTGTTTAATCAAGGTTTGTATGAGCGAGTGCTGGCTAATGACTTAGAACCGCACTACTACTGGCAGTTAGAGCAGCAACTTTTAGTTTCAGGTGCCGAGAAAGCCATCTTTGTTTGTTCAGACGGTACAAGTGAAAATTTTGCATCTTGCGAGTATGTTTCTGTGCCAGAGCGCCGCGAACAGCTTATTGCCGGCTGGCTACAGTTCCAAAAGGACTTAGCCAATTATGAGCAGAAAGAAGAAGTCATTATTCTTGAAGCAGAGCCTATCCGTGATCTACCCGCTTTAACTTACAAAATGGATGGTCTAACACTTAACAGTAACTTTGATATTTTCAAACAAGCTACCATGGTACTGATTGAAAAATCAAAACTTCCCATTGAAACTGACCAAGAGTTTGCTGATGCAGAGCTGCTTGTCAAAGTATTCAAAGGTGCAGAGGACAAACTAAAAGCACTATCAGAACAAGTACTTGGTGAAGTTCAAAGCATTGATGCGTTCATTAAGGAATTGAAGTTTATCAGTGAACAAATTCGCCAAGCGCGATTAGCCGCAGATAAGCAAGTGAAGAGTCGCAAGGATGAAATTCGCAAAGGTATTCTTAACGATGCCAACGCTAAAATTCAACAACATCTCAATGCGTTATCATTAGAAATCAAAGCCCCAATGCCAACACCTACAGTATCAGTGCTTAATGCAATGAAAGGTAAAAAGACAGTTCAATCACTGGAAGAAGCGGCAGATACTGCTGCAGCACAAGCTCTTGTAGAAGCAGACCTTATAGCTAACAAAGCAAAGGAAAACTACGCCACCCTATCGACACATGCTGAGTACCAATTCTTATTTAATGACTGGGCGACAATTTGCTTCAAAGATACCGACGACTTTAGTGCACTTGTTAAAACTCGAATTACTGACCACAAAGCTGCAGAAGATATTCGACTAGAGCAAGAACGCCAACAAATGCAGATAGAAGCCGATGCTAAAGCACAAGCAAAGGTTGAGGCTAAGGAAATACTACCCGCTAGCGAAGAAAGTAAGCAAAGCGATGTGATTGCCCATGCACTTGGAAAAGGCAAAGCTGCACTTTTACCAACTACATTAGCCCATCAAATAGAAACATCAGAAATCAAAGCGGTACCTATGGTTCAGATGACGGCTAAAGAAGCGAATTATCTTCGTAAACGTGATGCGATTTTGACAGCACTAGAAAATGCAGGTGTTGATAATTGGTCTGGTTATAAGAATGCTATCAGCAATATTACTAGCACCAACACCCAACTATAAATTCTTTACTAAAGAGCTTTTCCCTTCTAACCCCCGTAACACACACAATTGCCAAGCGTCTATTGGGGTCGTTCTATCCATATTCCCATCACTGCACACCATGAATCGGGGTCGTCTTTCTAATTTTGTTAGTTAAACATACCAATAAGGAATCAAACATGTTCGATTACAACAGCTACCCTACTGTAAACATCTCATATACCACAGAAAACAGCTTAAACGTGACACTGTCACAATATAAAAGTAAGCAAGAAAACCAACTACCTGATTCACCGCCACCAGCAAAAACTTATGCTGAACTTAATGAGCAATCAACGCATCTTTTAATTAGTCACATTGAAGTTTTAGAGATGTTTCAAATCACAAGTCGAGCAACCATTTATAAATGGCGACAAACACGTGGGTTCCCTGAACCAATTACACTTATGCCCTTACGTTGGTTACGTTCGGCCGTTGAAGAATGGAAAGATAATACAAGTCGGTTTGGAAAGCGGTTTTAGAAGCAAAGCGATCTTGGTGAGAGATCGCTTTGTTTGTTTGAGCGAACCAATAATTGGACAAAAATGAGTTAGAGTTTAGACTATATCAAGTGGATATGAATGAGCAGAAATGTAGCGAAGTAACCAAATTAATTTAGCCACTATACAGATAAAAAGACCGCCTCGATGGACGGTCATTTAACATATTGGAATAAGGTTACATTCAAATACTCAAACTCATAACGATTTATTGATTAAAACTCTATTGATTATCAGAATCAATTAAATTTATATTAAGATTGAACTCTGTTTTTTCCATTTTATTTAAAAGTGAATAATCTATTAATACATCTGTATCACAATTTTGTCTAAATTTTATATCGTTACCTCTATAAACGGCAACACCATTACTCTCAGCAGAACCAACTGTTATTCCATTTTCCCTATACATAGTAGAATAATTAAATACGTAATAAGTAAACGATCCTTTATTAAAATATATTCTTGTATTTCCTCCTGCTGGATATTTTGTATCCTGATATTTTATTCTATTTTTTTTTGTACTATCAAACTTCATCTCTATATGATCATTCGTCCCATATTTATAAGTTATTTTATTATTTTTCTCACATACAGAAACAAACTTTCCATTGTTTAATTTACAAGAAATTATTATATTGTCATTTTCATCACACAAACTTGCTGACGCTGTAAAACTAATCATAAACATGATGAGAAATATAACTTTCATACTCATAATCCTAATTTTTCTTTTATTATTTTTAGTTTATTTTTTCTGTCATTAAGGCCCATAGTCCCTCCATTAACTTTAGTTGTCACCCATAAAATATCATCTTTATCTGCATATTTATTTACTCCAGAATTATTCCAGAAAAATAATGCCGTACATAGTCCAATTTCTATATCAGAAAGGACTTTATCTGGGTCGTCAACAAAAGATAATTTACTTTCTGGATGATATTTTTTATATTCTTCTGTAAACTTAGTATAATTATAACGGCCTGTTAATTGAATAAAACCACGGCCTCTAAATTTATATCCATCACCAGACTCTTCAGAATGATTATCCATACTTTTTCTATTTGCATATACATAACTTAGTAAATTCTTAGGATTGTGGGCGTACTTAGATGACTCACTCCATAATTTAGGTCTCAACCGTCCCTTAATTCCCGTTTTTGCGTCATCTGTTTTATAGTTATAGTTACTTGGTCCATTTTTACAACCAAATATCTCTCGCATTCTTTTCTCTGAATACGACCCGCTTTCCTCCTTATTTTCAAAATTACTTTCATGACCTACTTGTGATAAAAAATGTGCTGTTCTTAATTTCGTATTTATTCCAAAATTAAATAAATTTTTATTTAATGCATTAAGTAGTATATTGATATAATCATCTTTAAGCCCATGTGTAACTGCTTTTATCATTTCTTTCGTAATAACAATTGGATTTAATGCTTCATCTAAAGCCAATAACGTATTAATATCTATCACGCCATTACTAGTTAAATCTGAGTAATTATCATGTACTTCATGAGTCGGCTTAAAGGTTCCTTGAAATATCTTAATCTTCTGTTCCATCTTTTTCCCGAAAATACCATCAGCACCACTTTTCCCTAAGTTGAAGTTTAATTTAATTAATGCATGTTGAATGCATTTAACCTCATCACTCCTGTCTCCTACATTAATGATTTTACCATTCCCTTTTACTATCAATTCTAATTTATTAGAAACTGATAGCTCTTTTGACTGTAAAATATGTGATGAGCTAACCACTAGTTTTTCAGCTAAAATTGATGCTCTATGCTCTGCATATCGTCCTTGATTAGCTTTTGCGTATTCAAATGCACGATCACTTGCCTCTAGGTTTTCCATTCGTTGTTTATGAATACGCTCTTTAAGCGTCAATTTTCGAGGGGCGACATATTCAAAATTACATCGATTAACCGGATTACAAGCTGGACACCCACAGTCTTTAGCCATAAATTTAAACTCACAGTACTAAAAATTTTCCAAAATCATATATCAAAAAATCTAGGGGCAATAATTTGCCCAATACCACTTGTATTTAACAGTATCCATCTTTCGCAGACCACGCGATCACACTTCAACTACATAAGAGGTTATAAGTATCATTTTTATACATTTACGCTATCGATAATAACAATAAAACGTTATTGATAGTTTGTTAGCAACGTTTCAAATAATTTCTAGTAACCATAAACAACAGAACTAAAATCAAAAATAGAAACCAAACAATTTACTTCAAATAACTATCCAGCTTCTCCGCATACAGCTCATACCCTTCTAACTGCTCTTTCAACCAATCATGTTTATTATAAACCGCTAGTACCCCACCAAGTTCATGGCCAAGCATCTTTTCAACTACATGTGGCATTACACCAAGCTCTGATGCACCGGTGGATAATGAGCGTCTAAAATCATGGGTACGCCAATCATCAATGGGTAAACTATCTCTAATACGGCGGATATAACGGTTCGCTGCTGAAATGGTTATCGGCTTATCAAGATCGCCACCAGGGAACAGTACATCATCGTAAGTAGCCATTACTCGTTCTAATATCACCCGCGCTTTAGTTGGGATTGGGCGTCTTATTGGCGTATTGGTTTTACTGAGTTCTTTCGGTACCGTCCATATACCCGCTTCCATATCAAAGTGGCTACGACGCGCAAGGCGCAACTCTGAAAGACGACTGCCCCACAACATGGTTAGCTGATGTAATGCCTTATTGGATGAGCTGGCGCGGCTGCGTTCGATGGCTAACCAAATCATACTTAGCTCTGAAAACGTTGGCACTCGGGTACCGACGTCTGGTGCTTTACCTACGTGCTGCCTTTTAATGCGGTCTAAGTCTGTTTTTTCAATAATGAACTTACTCTTACAGAAATTTAAACAGGCTCTTAGCTTGGTGAATAGTGAATTAGCTGTTTTGGGTTTATCAAGACTAATAGTATCTAACCACTTCATCCATTCTCTAGCTGGTATCGTTTCAACATTACGTTCAGGGAACGCGCCAATAAAGTAATTCTTAGCAAAAGAGCGATAAAGCGCCTGAGTACCCACTTTTAATTGAGGGACATAATGTTTAAGCCAGTACCCGACACAATCATCTAAAGTGATAAATTCAAGCTCACCCGTTATAGCAATGTTGGGATTTCGACCAGATTCTCTTAATTCCATCATTAATTTATGCTTTCGCCTTGCCTCTTTAAGGCTAGTTACGGGATACTTACCTATACGAATTCTTAGGCTTTTTTTATTAAAGCGGCAACGGTAATGAAAATAGATTTTAGCTTGAGGTGTTATGCGGACAACGAGCCCTTCACCATCACTAATTTCAGCTTTACCGTCATAAATGTCTTGCTTTGATATAAGATTAAGTTGTCGGTCTGTCAGGCTCAT